TCATGCAGATGCCCGCCAGTCATCGCCGTCGTCAGCCTCTGCCCCCTGCTTCTGAATGCCGTCCTCGGGCCACTCTGACATTGCGGCAGCGATCTCAGCGACCAGCCAAACCTTTCGGCTATGCCACTTCCGCGGCTTCGGAAGAAATCCTTCCTCAACCATCAGATCGACCGTATTGGCGCTGACGCCAATGGCAAGCGCGACCTCGGACCTATTCAGCCCAAGTCGAGGCACATTGCGGGAAAGATCAACGGTTCCGCTCACGTCATCCCCGCTTTCCACCGTTGTTTTCCACAGATGCGGCGTTGGCCTTTTGTTCCTGCAATAGAGTGGGGACGGAGTTCGAGAGTACTGACCGAAGCGCAAAGATAGCATAGGGAGCGCCGTCGAAATGCTTGGCACCTTGTTCAAGCCACCATTCCTCGACCAAGCGTCCGGCTTGTTCAAGCTCTTCGATCCGGTCGGCGGCTTCTCGGCAATCACTCGGCAGGGTGTCCATACCCTTTGGGGCTTTGCGCTTGGCGCCCCACCAGCGCAGGCGTTCAACGAGGTTGCTCATTACCAGAGGTCCTCCGAAAAGAGCCGTGGGCCTGCCGGTCTTCCCTCTTTGATCTGCCCAGCCTTTACAGCGATATGATACGCTTCCACCCGGTTCACGAACCGACCGGTATCCGTCAGGAATCCTTGGGTCTCGGGCGTTGCCTTTGTCCCGTCGATCCCCATTTCCAAATCCATGGTCTGGATGATGGTGTGGTGACGAGCTGGTGGAGGGAGCGAAATCGTCCCGGCAAGCTGGATGGCGGCGGCTATGATGCGTTCGGTCATTGGCTAACCTCGCATTTCCAGTCGCCCCATGAACGGATCAAAAGCCCGTTTCGCTTTTGGCAGTCGTCGTGAAGGCCATTCCACTGAGCGGCATCTTTTTGGATTTCTGCAACCCGGACGGTCGTATTGTATTGCCCGCAAGCGACGACGGACACCGAGAACATGGTTGCGATCGAGATCCACATGACAATGGTGGCGGTTGCTTTGGACTTTGTCACTTCCCCGCCTCCTCGTTAAGGAATAGTTGCTGCTTATCTGAAGTAATCTCAGCCTTCGCAGATTCACGCTTCATCGACAGGCTACGCAACGTCAGCTTTCGCCGACGGACGGAACTCCCATCTCCACGCGCTGTAACGGCTCTATCCGCCGCCAATTTCTCAAGATTGCGGGCCGCGTTTTCATCGCGGTCGCATTTGAAGCCGCATTCGTCACAAATGAACGTGCGGTCAGACAACGTAAGTTTTTCCTTCACGCTGCCACAGCAAGAGCATGTCTTACTAGAGGGATAAAACCTCTCTGCCTCTACTACGTTATCAGCTTTATAGGAAAGCTGTCTTTTTATTTCAAAGAAACCGACGTCTGCAATATGTCTGGCTAGGCGGCCATTTCTCATCATATTTTTAACACTCAAAGTCTCAACACCAATATGACTGGCAATTGAACTAAGCATAGCGGTCGCTTTATGCTGAAAATCTGATCTAATGTCCGCTATACGTTTCTGAACGCGCGAGACTCTTAATTTTGCTTTTTTTCGTCTATTTGATCCAGACACGCGACGATGTAGTGTTTTATTAGCTCGTCGTAATTTTCTACGTTCAACATTAATGCGTTGCAACAGTTCGGCGCCCATATCAAAAGAAGACCCTGAACATGTTGCTTTGATAGGAGTTTTGATTCCTAAATCGACACCTGCTGCAATGGCTGGCCGTTCGATCGCCTCGGCATCGGGCATTTCAAAAGTAACGGAAACGTACCATTTCCCCGCTTTTTTGCTAACCACAGCTTTCTTTATCGAAGCGCCAGGCCACCGCATCGTGCGAGCTAAGCGAATCCAGCCGATCTTGGGAAGACGTATTTTGCGACCTTCTATTTTGCAATCTTGGTGTGTCGGTGAAGCAAGAAAGCTACTGCGGATTTTGTCTTTGCTCTTAAATTTCGGGTAGCGAGTTTGCCCTGCTTTGTAGGAATCAAAAGCCTGACCGACAGCAAATATTGCACCTTCAGGAACAAATTTAGAGATTTCTGTAATCCACGGCCAAGATTCACGTTTGATTGAATTGAACTGCTTCAGCAGCGAAAAGAATGTAGGAAATTGTGTCTGTTTTCCACTATCCCACCATTCCATTGCCTGACGCTTCCATTCCGCTAACGCCCAATTATATGAGAAACGAGCGATGCCAGCGGCTCTAGAAAAATACTGTGCCTGCTTTTGATTTGGTCGCAACAGAAAAACCTGAGCTCGGTGCATCACCGCTCCTCCAGCCGAGACAGGAGGGCGCGGATTGATGAAGCATAGGCTTGATGCTTAATCACATAGCCGGCCAATTTATCCGACAGAACATGGTTGTGCTTGTTCGCATGATATAGCTCGCCAAATTTCTCAGCTTCGCCTTCATGCCACGCCGCAGCTTCCTCAAGTCCCTGGCGGCGTCCTTCCTTCCTCACCTCTTCCATCACCTCTGCATGGCGATGGCGTTCGGCCTCAACAATGTCGGCTCTGATATATCGTGTGGGCTTTTCGCCACATTCGGAGCACGTTTCAAAAACTGCATCCTGGCACCACTGCCGGCCTTCAGGATGGTTGTTTCCCGCGCACTTCGGCTCAAGCCAGATTTCGGGATGATCGCTCATTTGCGCACCTTGACAGCGACAAAGCCGGGGCACGGCTTGTTCGGCTGATCTTCGTTTTTGATGAAACCGCACATCATGCAGCATTTGATCTGCATCGAAGAGAAAACGCGCTCGTGCCAGATGTGGCCGTTGTCTTCCGCGGGCGGATGGCAGCAGGCCACAATATGGATTTTCCCGCTGCCATGGTGGCAATCGCAGGTGCAATTGTCATAGGCAGGCGGCAGGAGCCTACGTCCGGCGCCGATCTCTAGATCGCCTTCCTGCGCAGCTCGCTTCTCGAACCATTCCTTGTCGATCGGGAGCTTCATGACTGCTTCTCCTCTTCGTTAGAGGGGGTAGACCGCCGTGCTGGCAACGAGCGCCAATGGGTGGGCGCTTCCTTCCAGCACCAAGAGTCGGTGCACCATGCATCCTCGCCATCGTTCCACGCTACGATTTCTGGCTCTCCCCACTCTGCATGATCCGCGAGGATGCTTTCTCCTGTCTTCGGCGCGCTCGCGATATCCAGCCAGCCATCTCCGCCGTTTCCGGCTTCTATAGGGAGGTGAGCGGATGAGATCATTCGGCCCTCAAATGCGCGTGGCTTGCTATCCGAACCGCAAAGATGCCAGTGATCGCCATCCCATCTCTTGTCGCGATACGCGTAGCCTACCGGCTCCATCGCGCAGACTATGCCGCCTATAGAAGAGAGGTAGACGGAGATGGCGGCTTGCATTCGCTCTGGGGTCACATAGCTGGTGACGGTGCTTGCTTCGATGCAGGCGCGCTCTATTGCCTTTTCGTGTGGGGTTGTCATTGGGAGGAGTCCTTCGTGGCAGCCGTCTCTTCGCGGCGAGAAACCCAGATGGTCTCAACCGGCGTCACGACTGAGTAAGAGTGCTGGCCCAGCTCAAACATCAGCATGGCAGCCAAAGCGTGAGCTTTTGCGGTGATATCGTCGGGTTCTGATGGAAAGCGCGGATAGTTGATGAAGCCGACCCGAAAGCCTTCTTCTCTGCCGCCGGTGTAAATGAACGACTGGGGCGAGAGGGTTACGCACATGCCGACCTCGACGGCATATTTCTGGATGAGAAGGCCAGCAGCGTTGATATCGCCGGCCATGTGAATATCGACGTTGAAGGACGGCGCAGTTTTGAAATTGGCTGTCATGCTGCTTCTCCCGGTGCGCAATGCAGACCGCACTCGACGTCATAGTCTTGGTCGTCGTATTCATCGAAAAAGCTTGGGGTGGACCGAACCTGCTCAATGAGTTCGGCCATGGTGTCACGCTTATCGAACCAGCCCTCGCGAGCTATTTCGTGGTTCGACCACCAAATAGGGCTCGTCTTGCCATCGCGTATCAAGCGCTTGCGGATCCCCTTGCCTTTCTGGAAACAGAAGTCGCAGTTGCCTTCATATGGGTCTAGTTCAAGATCGAAGCCCTGGGGGCGCACTCTGTCCTTGCGGAGCTTCCCCTCACCCCACCAGAAGTCCCAGACATCACGCTTTCGCACCTTGGCTTTTGCCAGAGGGTAGGCAACACGGCGGCCGTGTTGCCTGGCGCCGTCCATGCCGCGGAATATGCGGATACCCTCGTCGTCGCGTAGACCGATCGTTTCCGTGAATTCCCCTGGGGTGAGCCCGAGAGTCGCCTTTACCAGCGCGAACATCGGCTTGACCTTAAGGAATTCCGTGCACCAGCGTTCGAAGCTATTCGGAAGGCGCTGTTTCCAAGCTATAAGGTCATCAAAAGGTTCTCCGGCGCGGCTTGCGCTGTTGAAGCCGACTTCTTCAAATCCGGGCTTTCCTCGACGCCATTCGATCCAATGGACCTTGACGTTCCAGCGGGTCGAGCATTCATGGACAAACCGAAGCGTCTCCTCGCGTTCCTTGCCGGTGTTGGCAAAAGCCACGATGACATCGTTGGGCAGCTTGCCGCCGTGAGCCTGCAGAATTTGGTAGAGCATATAGGCCGACGTGCGGCCGCCTGAGAAGGAAACCAGCGCTGGGCCGGTGATCAGGTAAGGGTTTTCCATCACTCCCCTCCTGTATCGAGAGGGGTGGCGGAACGCTGAATGAGACTGACGATGGCCTCAACGCCGCACCAGTATGCAAGCGGGTCCTCTTCGGCGCGCCAGACTTTATGTCGCCGCCGTGGATTGCCGGTCATCTCGCTTCCCATTGCAATATGGATGATGCGGCCAGCTTCGGCGTAAACCTGTTCGGAAGTCATGATTGGCTCCCCGTCTTCGCGATTGCATTTCTGGCTAGCTGACGCACTTCGGCCGGCGTTGTCTCCCATTTATCGGGCGCACCCCAAGCTGGCGTATTGGCGATCATCGCTAAAGAACGACGGAAATTTTCGTTCTCCTCCCTCAGCGCGGCGATATCGGAGGCGGGGGTGAGGGAAGAATCGCCATCGGAGATAGGAGAGCGGTGAAGTATCAGCGCACGCTCACTGTCTCGGATGGCTTGGCAAAGCGTGTCCATATAGACATCGTCGCCATAGCCCATGCGCTTGTAGGCATTCATGATGTCGATCGATGACTGAAGGGCCTTTGCTAACATCGTGTTTCGCCCTTGGGTTATCCCAAGTTCAGCAACGAGAACGTCAGGCGAATTGGGGTCGACTGGCGTGTCATCGGCGAGTATTTTTTCAATTTCAGCATCAATTCTTAGACACTTACCAACCTCTTCCGCCGCGTTAAGCGCAGCGGCAATGCGTTGAATATCGGCCTCCCGCATCGCAGCGTTGTGCCCGAAAGGAGTTTGTAGCGTGAAGAACAGCTTTTCCGCTTGTTTGAGGTTTTTCATGACTGTCCTCCGAGTTCAGCAACATTAGCCGGATCGACAGCGTTCCTGATGTGCGCAATCAGGTCGTAGTCTTCGCCCTCAATTTCGACATCGTAGTTTTGAATGATATCGAGGAGCTGCTGACAATAATTATGCAGGGTGGCAGGGTCGCTTTCCAGTTTGGAAGACATCGTTCTCAACGCGTTGAAATATTCCAGAATCGCATAACCAAGCGGTCCTCCGCCAGCGGACGGATCTTCCGTTGGGTTGGGGCTCGACATATCTGCCCATTTTCTGTCGTAAGCTTCGCGTGCCCGAGCAAGTGCCAAGTCATTCAACTCAGCGCATCTTTCCTCCATTCCTCCTACCGGAGAGGAGAGAGCGGAGCGGATGGCTTTGCGAGCATATTCCTTCACGAGCGCTTCGTGGGTCTGGGCCGACATCACCGAATAATGTTCGTAAAGCTCCTCGCCGATGGCCGGCAGCTTCTTCGCCTTCACCGCCACAGGCAGAGGCGCGGGTGCGGCGTAGAGGGGGCGAACGCCCGCCTGCAACTTTTCCGCAAGTTTTCTAGCATGGTGCTCATGCTCAACTACTTGCCAACGTATCGTTCCGCTCGGAAGTGTTTCCGCGACTTCCCACCGCACCGGCTCTCCGGGTATGAGCGCAAGGGCGGCGGTGACAATGGCATTGACGGAGGCGAATACACGCTCATCGTCAAGATATGTGCCTTCCCTATATGCATCAATCGCGGCTTCGATCATTTCAGGTGTCGGGATCATGCGTCGATCTCCTTGTAGAGCGGTGGCTGCGGCAATCTCGCCTTGGGTTGCCGGCGCGCTGCCTTTTCGGATTTTTGGAAAGGTGCGGAGCGGATCGGCTTGGAGGCGCGCGTTTTGATCCCGAGGTGTTTCTTACGGATCGCCGCGACCTTGGCCTTTTCAGCTACGTCCTGAGCCGTCTTGTCGATATGGCAAGAGCGATGAGCTGGCTTGAGGTTGGATTCCCGATTTTCGCCTCCGTTGATCAGGGCTTTGACGTGATCCAAATCCCACTTCTTGCCGACGATCTTCAGGCCGCAAAGGTGGCAGCAGTCGTTTTCCCGCTTCATGATCCGTTCACGGACGGACCCAGGGGCTCGATGGTCATCTGATTTGCCGATCCACTCTTCAACAGTTCTTGCCATGGTCAAATCCCCGCCAGTCTGGCACAGCCATAGCTCATCGCAAAAACGACGAGCGATGCGACAAACGAAGCTAGAACGGTATCGGGGTCAGCGTCCGCAGTTTTGAATGCAGTCCAATACGATCCGTATATCCCCAAGAGGAAAAGGAGGCCGGTCACGAAATAGGAGATAGCGGTTGCGATCATGCCGCGCCCTCCTCGGTCTCGCCTTTCTTGATGGCAACAAGCTCCGCTATTTCCTCAATCATGAGGCGCGGTATCGCTTGCCACATCTCATATGCCTTGCGGTGTAATTCCTCTGCCTGCTCGTAGGCCTTTGCGTATGCTTCATAAGCATCGCGGATTTCGGACGAATCCTTTGCTACATCAGAAAGTTTCATTTCCTTTCTGGTCATCTTGTCGCCGTCGCGTTTGGCTGAGACAGCAATCTTGTGATGATCTAATTTCTTCCCGCCGGTCTTGTAATCCGTCGTCATGACGGGGCCGATATATTCTGTTATCACTGCGTCGTAGATTGTTCCAAACCTACGGGGACCGCCATAAGCAATCTCCAGGCACTTGATGGACGCTGACTTCCGCCGGTCCAGATAAATTTTATCGATAGCCGCCCTGATGCGAGAGAGTTTGGCATTTGAATAACCTTTTCCTTCAAGGTCAGAGCAATACCACTCTTCTGAATTGTCATTGTATCGGATGACATGGCCGCGATAGATGGTTTCAATGTTGCTCATGCCGAAACCTCGATATCACCCTGATCGCAGCCAATAATCCCGGCGATAATGGCGAGTCCGTCTTCCTTCTCCAGTGAGGCATCCACAACCTGTTTGCAGTAGGAGAAGATTGATTCCGCTTTGTCGGAAATCGCCTTCGGGCAACCTTCGGGCTTCGGATGCGAGGCAATGGCCGCAACCTTCTGGTTTCTCAGGACGGCCAGATCACCGCCCACATTTGTCGCTCCCCATAGCATCCTCGCTATATTCAGGAGCCATTCGTAATAAGGGGCGTCCGACAACAGCGGGGAGGATTCGCCATCATCGGACGCAGCAGAGGTCAAGGGCGAAGCCTCTGCGTTTACCGGCTCGGATGAGGGGGAAGAGCCGGATTCGGGATTATCTGTCAGGATTTCGCCGTTGAGGGCGGTTTCCGTCTCGGAGTGGACGAAGGAGGCGTCGAAGCCCTCGCGCTCGCCTGTGGGCTCCTGCGTGGCTTGCGCAGCCTTTAGGCGCTGCATCACAGATGGCTGAGGAGTGATGTCCTTGGCATTCTCGGGGCCAGTGAAGCTTTCGACCTCGTCTCGATCGTAGACGCCAAGAATTACTTCGGGCGTGTAGCGTCGTGCCCAAGAGCGCCCTGTATAGTAGCACTGCTGTTGATCGGAGTCGGATTTCCAAAGTGGCGAGTTTTTAGGTGTGATGTCCTTAAGCTTTGGAGAGCGTACTGAAAGGATGACGCCGTCTAGCTTTCCAGATGCGATGCAAACCCGATCTTGGCCTTCCCCCTCAAATTCGTAGGTAATCCGGCCCTCAATGCCAGAGCGGGTATTGACGACGGCAACGATAAGCTGCGCTTCGTATGCAATCTGCCCGTTAACGGAATAGGACTTTGACGCGACTGCGAAAGGGTTCATCTGCCAGTCCAGAGCCTGAAGTGCGACGGCCATGCAGGCACCGGCATTTCCCCGCAGATGCTTTGGCAGGGCGATATCCGCACGGCACATGACCTCGGCGAACTTCACAACTTCGGATAGGTTCTGTGGGGCGATCTTGGCGCCGGTAGAGCCGTTGGACATACCAACAGCGTTCATCGGCAGGCGATCAGTTGTTTCTGCAATCTGGTTCATGCTGCCTCACGATCTTGGGCGATAAGAAAGTTGTCGAGACGTTCCTTAACCCATGGCTTAAGTTGGATTCGGCGCTCACCATCATTGAAGGGTCTGGCCCCCGGCCATTCGCCGCTGTCAAGGCAATGGCGGATAGTGCGAAGGCACCATCGAACGACCTTCTCGCCGCGGTCGATATCAAACTGATCGATTTCAACGTGCGCCGTATCAGGGACATCGTCGTTCAGGACATAGAGAAGGGCGAAGGTGTCGAAGGGCATATTGAGCCCACGGCAAACCATGCGGGTGATAGCGGCCTGCAGGTAATAGCCAGCGTCGAAGATCTGACGCTCAAGGAAGTCTTCATCGAACTTTCCGGCCGTTTTCAGATCAGCGTAGACGCCATCGGCCTTCGGGATGACGTCAGGCCGAGCCCTAAGCCAAATCCCCGTTTCAGGATCTTTCCAGAGCATAGAGCGTTCGACGCGACCGTTGAGGATGCCTTCCTTGACCAGCGGGTACTTGCTGGCGTCGGCATGAATGCGGCGGATGCGCTCAAACTGTTCGCTCGTGATGACCGTGAGATTTTTCTTCTGAGCATCTGCCAAGAACGCCTTGCAATCATTCGCATTGGCGTTCCAAGCGCGGCGGTCCTTTTCAGGAAGGCCCATATCCTCGAGGCGATGATCAGGACGCACGGTGAACCGGTCCTTGAAAACTTCGTCGCCGAGCAAGAGGCAATGAGTGGCCTTGCCAAAATCCAAGGCATCGGTTGTCTTCGGATCGATATGATCCTTGTTCCACTGCCAACGCCCCCAGAATGCCTTTGGAGAGCCGCCATGTGTGGGAATGAGCCACTTCAAGGCGCTCTTCGATACCGAAGGGCCGTCAAGCAGATCCGTCTTGCCGTGGTAGTGGTCCAGGCTGATTCCGGCATAGACGCCATTTTCGGTAATGGTCTTGCCATCCCAGACGCGCTCGCCATTCTTCTCAGCCCGTTTTGCGGCGATCTGCCCGAGAATGCCGCCGGCCAAATTGCCGATCGACACCTCGGAGCCACGAGGATCAATGATATCAGCCATTGCGGGCCTCCTGATTGATGAGATTTGAAGTCCGCTCCTGCTTCTCACCCTTGATGGCGCCGAACGCGATAAGGCCGGCCGTCACGGCGCAAAGAACGGTGAAGGTGAAGGCCGAGAACATCGCACGATTGTATGCGCGCCATTCAGCGTTCTGCTTGTCGGTGAGCTGCTTTGCGCGGGCCGTATAGGTTTGCTGCTGGCAGTCTCCGGCGGCGCATGGGCATTCCCGATAGGTGCGTAGGTCGCAGCGATGGGTCATGATCGGCTCCAATACAGATAGGAGAGGCTGACAAGACCGGAGAGAATGCCGATCGACATTTCAGCGAAGATGTAGGTCATGACCGGCCCTCGGCTTTGGCGATGGCAGCGCGAGCAGCAATAAGGGCCTTTCGTCCGGCCATTCGAGCATCGCGCGTTTCAAATCCGGCGCAGAGCGCGTCATCCATGGCTTTTAGCGCCGATAGGAGATCAGGAGCGGCGGCGATCAACATGCAGTTCGCACGCATCTCATTAACTCTGGGAAATTCCGAGCAGCCGTCCCAGCCCTCAGGAGCATTCGGATAGACAGAAGCAATGAACTCATCACCAGCCCAAACAGCGCCGGTCAGCGAGAGTTTGCTTGTCGACCATGTTCCAGTCGTGTGCTTCATCTCAGACATGCCGCACCTCGATTTCCGGCACGCTGACAACATCGACGACATAGCTCCGGCGTGCCTTGGCCCTCTTGCGTTCCCGCATGTCGTGGTGCTGGTGACGGGGATCGTCCTTGACGATCTTGAAGCCTAGTACGGAGATCTGGGCATCCGGCAGAAACCAGTTCCCTTCGATGGGGGTGAGGTATTGGGTTTGGAGATCGCGGGTCGTCATCATGCCACCTCGAAATTGACTTCATGGACATCAGTGCGAAGGTTATCGATGTTCTTTCCGGCGTAGCCTCGATAGAACCGCTCAGCGCTCGCTGCGATTTGCTTTGTCGGATGCGCCGATATGATTTCGAAGATACTGTCATCTTCATTGAGACGAACGACGAGAAAGACGGAATTCATCACGCACCGCCTTTCCGGGCGGCTATCATGGCGTCTGCGATGATGTATGCGTCCTTCGCAGCATCCGTGATTCCAACTCTGCTGAATGCACTAGGTGCATAGCCATTGGAGGTGTCTGCGCAGAGACCGGCGCAAATGCCGTTTATCGCCTGGCCGGCGAAATAATCGCGCAAGCTCATGCCGATTGGATTGCGCTCGACATCGCCCAACGAAAGCGGATTGCCGTTTCCGTCAACCGTGGCGATCGCATGAGCAAATGCTGCCCCACCATCATCGATTGTCTTGTCTGCCATCTTCCTCATCCTCAATAAGTCACGGGCACTCAGAACCTAGCCCGCTCGCCTGTGGCGATTGGTGGTTATTCAGCCGCCAAGGCAGCGTGGAACGGGAGGACGTTTGGAATGCCGATGTCGACCGGAGGATTGTAGAGGCGCGAACCTCGCTCTCCCCGTTCGCCATATTCATGAGTTGGTCGATTATCGCGAAGGCGGATGATGTAGTCGGGGAACTCAGCATATTTAGCCAGAATCGCCACGCAGCCCGGGATGATTTCATCCCACATGAATGCTTCATATCGTTCGATGCGAACTTCATGCTTGCCGATATGGATTTCCTTCACGCCCGAAAGATCCTGAAGACTATTTCTGAAGGAAAGAAATTTTTCAGAAAGTTCTTCGTCGGCCGGCGGCGAATAAGTCCAATGATAATCACAAAGCTTGGCAGTAACGCCGAGCGTGATCATGTCTTCGTTGCCGTGCAGGATTACTACGATGCGATTTTCCATTTCCAAATCCTCATCTCTAGTTCAGTTGTTGTTTGGCTTGCTGCCGGGAATCGAACCCTTGAGGACCGTCGTCCTGCCCCTCCGCGTTACCTACGCGGCGCTCTCACCAGTGAGCTAAGCAAGATAGCTTTCACGCGGCATCCTGATCATGCTCGACAAGAACCCGCTCCATGGCAGCAGCCAGGGTTTCGAGATTGTCTTGGCAGGAGGCGAGACGGTTACGGCGCTCGGGGGAGTTGATCGGAAGAGACTGCGCTTCGATCAGCTTCCGGTTCAGCCGGTGTGTGGCATCGATTGCGTGTTCGATCTGGAACGTGTTCATCATTGGAAGTACCGTTGAAATGTTTCGACAGAAGCGTTGAAATTCCGGCCTTCAAGGATCGCGCAATCCAGTTCCGCCTCCTCGATGTCGTCGTACTCAAGGGCATCGTCACGGCGCGGTGACAGGTCGCCACGCTCGTCCAGATAATCGACAGTCCCATCAGCGAAGAGAACGCAGACGTAGTGCATCGTCTTGATGCGCGGACGGAGGAACCTTTCCGTTCCGATTGTCTCCTGCAGAAACATGTCCATTGCCGTTGTCCTCACCCACGCCTCAGTGCATGCCTGTGGCGGCTTTGATGTTGATTTGTTTGGTGATTTGTTGCCGAAACTGATCCAGCATGGCATCGACGTTCTCGACCGATAGGCCGCAATCAACGAGACCTTCGCAGGTTGCGAACATCACGGAAAACAGGGCTACCGAAACGCCCTCGACAGCATCGGAACGCTTACGGGCTCGCTTCCTCACAAAACGCAATGCCGCGTCCAGATCAGCCTCTGTAGCCACGCATTTGACTTCGAATAATTCTGGCTTTGTCATTGCCGTTGTCCTCTTGCGCTATGGCGCGTGGATGGCTGGTGGAGGTGGGTTAGCGCTCTTGATAGAACCGCAGTTGGTCGCGGAGCTGGGCGACTTCCGTCTCAAGATCAGTGACGCGCTTGTCTGTGATTTGGTCTCGGCATTGGTCAAAGATTGCCCGCCGAATGTCCGCGCCATCGTAGTACGCGGCGAGTGGAAATCGGTTGAGCATCCACTCCTTGCCAGTCAGAAGCGCGTGGATGGTCCCGTCCAATATGTGTCTTATTTCGCTGTGAAGATTGGACTCGGTATCTTCGAGAAAGCTGCGGGTGATATCCGTCCAAAGCTTGTCGCAAAACTTTGCGGAGAAGTCGTTGATAAGAGGCTTGAAGTGCTTTTCCTGGAACTTCTCCATGAAGTTCTCAGCAATGCGTCTCGCAGCGAAGTACTGAGGTCCAAGCGTCGGATATTGCTCGCCTGCTTCTAGGTCCGTGTGCGTCAATGCTTCCTCAGCCATCTTCCATCTCCTCATCTCCCCGACTTCCTTGCCCGTTGGCTTGTGTCGGTGCGGTGTTGATGGGATTATGAAAGCATATCTTTCACTGATGCGCAAGAGAAAAAGAAAGCATTGCTTTCACATTGATGAAAGCGTAGCTTTGCGAAATGCAAAATGAACATGAACTTACCGAAGCGGGCCGCTGGTACCGCGACCGCGACGAATGGATTCGCCACGTTTTGGGGCGACCCTATCTTTCATCCGATTGTCAGAGGGTGGGCATCTTCATAGCGATGCATATGAACCGACGCGACAATCACACGAAGCATCAACAGACGACGATCGCCGTTGATCTCAATTTGAGCGTCGAGACGGTGAAGCGAGCTGTGAAAAAATTAAGGGAGGAAGGACTGATTGATCGAGAGCAAGTTCAGCGTGGGCGGCGTAATCGGGCCGTCAATCATTATCGGCTGATTTTTGCCTGGGAAGCCGTCTAAGTGTCACTGCTGACACTTCGGCAAAGTGTCACTGGTGCTACCCCTAATAACGGTAGGCTAAATAACATAGTTATCTCTCTTTCAGATTCTTGCTCTGAAGGGAGTTGTTAGAAACAGGGAGACAGCCTCCCTCTATTCGCCACTTCGAAGTATGTAATGGACGCTCGCAACTTGGCTGCCTTCAAAAACGAGAGTTTTTTCAGGGTTGAACTGTTCCAAAACCAGTTCTTTATCGGTGCGACGGACGAGCCTTTTGACGTAGGCATGAGGAGGGCTGCCTTCATCGATATGAATTTGTGCAATAACATAGTCGCCCTTTACTGGCCGACGCTTGGGATTGACGAAAACAGTTTCGCCATCCTCATATCGGGGCCACATGCTTTCGCCCGAGATCTGAACAGCATACGCATCTGGGATGCCGCTCAGACTGCGCGGAGCAAATATCTGATCTAACTCGTTACCGTTCAAGATAAACTGGCCGTCCTCTCCACCAACAGCAGTTCCGTAGAGCGTTATTTTTGGTCCTCTTTGGACTTTCTCGCCTGTCAAAATGGCATTTGGCGCTTCATTTGATTTGGGCGTTTCGGATAATAACTTCGGGCCACGGTTGTGCGCAAGCCAATCAAGACTTACCCCGGCCATGTCGGCAATTTTGACGAGGTTGCTTAAACCCACTGGCTTACCAAGTTCCCAATTTCCTACAGCACCGCGAGAGACGCCAAGCTCCTCAGCCAACTTTTCTTGGCTATCAAGTTTTAAAATGTCTTCGCGCACGTGAATGATCCGCGCAGCTCGGTCTAGGTCAGGAATCGAATCTTTTGCCATGATTTCAATATGCATGAAGAAAGTGCGCCTTTCATCGAAAGAGATGCTTGCGCTTTTGTGAAAGATATGCTTTCAATAAGGCATGGAAAACGTCTGTGAAATTGCCAAAGAGAAAGCTGGCGGCCCAGCCGCCCTTGCAAAAGCATTGGGTGGGGTATCCTCCCAGGCTGTATCCCAGTGGAAAAAAGTTCCGGCCGAGCGTGTTCTGGACGTTGAACGTATAACTGGAATTTCTCGTCATGAGCTTCGACCCGACGTTTTCGGCCAGCCGGAGACTGCCGCATGAGCTATCGTGAAAATGAGACAGAGGTCGCGTACGTTCGTCGCCGGGTGATTAAAAAGGATCTGATAGGCGGAAAAATTCGCTCTCAGATGCCAGAATACAAAGTATGGAGTGGTATCCTCGCTCGATGCAGTAACCCTGCACTTAAAGCATATCCACGCTACGGAGGCCGAGGCATCCGCGTATGTGAGCGATGGAAAGAAGATTTCAAAAATTTCTACGATGATTTGGGGCCTCGGCCGTCTGGTCGTCACTCTATAGATCGCATTGATAACGACGGTGACTATGAGCCCGGAAATTGCCGGTGGGCAACTCCGGATATCCAAGCAAAAAACAAAGGGATACCCTCTCGGGACAATGGGTTTTATTGGGCAGAGGATGATATTCAGACGCTCAAACAAATGTGGGCAAAGCATTATTCCGATGTTGAAATCGCTGCAGTCCTCGGTCGCTCTCCTGCAACAGTTCGTCTTCGCGCTTTCAGGCTTCAACTTAAAAGAGACGGCAGTCTGACACGGCTGATACGTCGGCACGGAGATCTTGTCCATATCTTGCGTGAAAAGGGCCGAGAGGCGTTTATCAACGCTATTGCCGATAAAGGTAAATGGATCGCCGATAAGGAACGGATCCTTTCGCAAAAGGAAATCGCGGCTCAGGCTGAGCGGATAGCCGCAATCATGTCGAGTGACTGCTGCCGCAATACGAAAATGAAGGATTTGCGTTCTCAAGGTTTAAATCTTTCGCAGATTGGTGAGCGATTCGGCATTAGTCGCGAACGCGTCCGACAAATAGAGGCTCAAGGTTGGCCGCAAGAATGGTCGACCGAGAATGCATCAGGGCTGAGCCGCAAAGTTAGCTCCACTAATCCTAAGGTTAGAGCCAAGAAAATTGAGCGTCTTTGCAGAGCATGGAATTCTGCCAGTAGAGAGGCGCGATTGATGTTCTTGCAAGTGTCGCCAGATTTCCTAGCCGAAAAAATTTCCCTCAAGGATGTCGAGGCCGCTGTCGAAACAAAGGGGGTGTCCGCATGACCACCTCCGACTTCATCACCGCCGCCTATAAGCGCGCCTACGAGTCCTGTTACGGCAAACCAGCCCCGAAGATCACCCGAGGCTCTGGTGGCGGATACGTCATCCATGGGGAGGGTGGGCCGAGTCCTGCCCGGACAGCAGTTCATGTCCAGAAGCTTACGAACTGGATGAAGCGGGAAGTGGAGGCGCGGGTATGAGAGACCTTTTGCGTCTGGACTACATCAACAGCCTCCCGCAGCCATTCTTGGTTCGCTTCTACGGAGATAAGGAAACGTGGTGGCCGGTGAATGACCTCGAAGTCCAGACTGGGCTTATGAGAATCGATGTCTGCGGAAAACTTGAGGTTAAGCACTTCGGAGAGGCCGCGGAAATTAGAGACGGGGATTCTGTCATCCATGATCCCGATACGTTCTATAGCGATTGGGAAGAACACAATTTGCCCAAAGCGGCAAACGAGCAGCCGGAAGCCCACGGTTCGAATCCGTGCGTTGGACCAAGGGAAGGTCACCGGCCCGCAACATACGGTCAACTTGTGACGGGCGGAGAGAGTGCCGCAACCAATTCCAGTTCGGGCGGCCATCAGGCTTCTTGTCCCTCGCTGGCGACGCGCGAGGCCGAAGAAAGCGTCGTTTCCATTTCCAAAGCCGAAACCTCTCGGGAAGAAACGCCGCTTTCCGAGGCTGGTAGCGGGGCAGATGCATCTAAAGTCGTCTGCCCCGCATTGATCAATGACGCTGGAGGAGTGTGACCGGTGGGCGCTATCCAAGACGATCAGTGGGATGAAGCAACGCGCGGCAAGAAGATGTCCGATGCGACGGGCCGCGTGATTTTCAAATATCAGATGCCGGTTCTGGAGCAGTTCACGATGAAGCTGCCGAAAGGTGCTGAAATCATTCGCATGCAGGATCAGGGCGGAATGTTCTGGCTGTGGGCGTTGGTCCGCACAGATGTCCCCGACGAGGAGCGCCATTTCTGGGCCTTCAAGTGCGGCGGCAAGATCCCTGACGATCTCAACATCAAGTACATCGGCTTCTGCGCCGTATTCGTGCAGCAGGAGCTTGGTCTCTATATTTTCGAGGATATGAGCCATGACTGAGATATACGGCGCGCCTCCGATCGATTTAGGCCTCATTGATATCTCCCCTAAAGAGATGATGTTTTGGCTTTACTGCCCCATCAAGCTTCCAAATGGCTACGGGCTCGTGATCCCAGACAATCTCGATCAGTTCTGGCCGCTCGTGAAGGCAGTATGTGACGATTGCGGCTATGACGTGTGGAAAGATAGCTACGTCTACATCACGGCCAAGACGCTTTTCGTCACGGCGGACAATCCAGGCAACCGCCCCGGTTGGCATTCTGACGGCTTCATGACCGACGATCTGAACTACGTCTGGTCTGACACCAACGGCACGATGTTCTGGGAGCCGAAAAACCGCGTCAGCTTCGTGCAGGATCACATGGCCTCGCTGGCCGAAATGCATGAGGCGGCCGAAGTTGGCCCGCATCACGTCTACCCGGACAAGCATCTTCTGCGGCTCGACCAGTCTGTCATCCATCGGGTGGCAGACGTTCATACGCCTCGCGTTCGATCCTTCGTGAAGATCTCGGTTTCCAGGGATCGATATGATCTGGTTGGCAATTCTGTAAATTACCAGCTTGCTCCGCACTGGAAGTATCACGACAGAACGGACGAGCGAAATGCGCCGGCAAAGGCTGAGAGCAAGGCAGTGTTGGCATGACCTCGACGATCTGTGCAGCGCGCCAAATCCAGAGCCGAGAAGTGAACCCAGAGCCTGTTGGCGATTCTTGGTTGGCCGACTTCCGCCGTCTGTTCTCAGAAGAATTTCCACCATCCGAATGTGAAGCACAGAAAGCCGTTGAGGGCGTCGGCCATCAGCGGGTCGTGGGCAATCGGTTTTCGGAGAATTAGGCATGATCACCGAACGTCTCCAAATCGCACTGTTCATCTGGATATCGGCAAGCTTCGTGACATGCCTTGGCGTTGTCGTCTGGCACATCGTTCGTGATTCTTTTCGCAAGCCAGTCAGGCACGAGGCAGTCATCCTTCAGTTCCGTCCTCGGGCTAGGAAGGGGCACTTCCATGGCTGACTTCCTCAGAGGGTTTCTCCCAGTCATAGCCCTTGGCGCTTCAGCGGCTTTCGCTCTGTTCGTTCGTCATTTCATCAAGAAAGAGCTTCGTCGCCGACAGGTTCAGCGCCTTGAGCTTTCGTTCACCGACAATGCCGGTGCTGAAGAGGGCGCGACTGCAGATCGCCTCAAGGAGGCAGAATGAGCGCGGCCATGGACATCATTTCAGAGGATTCGCGCGAGAGCCGTATCTATGAAGCTCTGCGCGCCAAATATCCTTATTCATTGCGAGTGCAGACGTTAGCTGGCGTGGCCGGTCTTTCTTGGCGGGACGATCCGGTCAGGGCTTTTACGCTGCTCTCCATTTCATTTCACCGACTCAATCAGGGCCTTCGCGGTACTGGCTGGCAGGCCGTGCGCACCGACGTAACGCCTGATGGCTTCTATGCGTTGTCGCCTATTCAGGGCGACTGATTTCTTCTCTCGTGCCGGTGTTCGTGGTGCCGGCCCAGCTTTTCCAAGGCTGAGATTCAACCACGGGAATTCGAGTTGTTCACCGGACATGTGTGTCTCCTTTCGATGGATCAACCTTAGCGAAGGAATGGCGGCATGTACGGCAATAGAGTTTCCGAATTCGGAAAAAAGGTTTCCAAGGTGATGAGTACCGAAGCACTTTTTGAAGCAAAAAATTGGGCCGATAATCTCATGAACGCAGAGTTCAAAGGACGCGGCGATAAAGAAAAATCAGCACGTTACCGGCTCTCGCTTAAGTGCGGTGTTCCGGAAAGCTATCTCTTCCGCCTTCAATACAAGACGGCTGAGATGAAAGACGTAGCCGGGTCTGTCTATCGAGCCCTGATGCTCTACCACGACAAGATTTGCGCCGCGAATGAGAGTGCAGCGGATCGGTACAAAGCCGAGCGCGAAGACCTGCAGAGGAAACGACATGGGACGGTTACTCAACAGCCTGTGGCGGCGCGCGAAAGAATGGGTACGCCTCATGATTGAGCGCCGCAGAAACAAGGAAGATGATCAATGAAGGTAGCAGGGCATAACGTTCAGACAGAACGTGAGCAGTGGGAAGAGCAGCAGTTCTTGAATGGCTTCTCCCAAATTAAGGGAATGAAGTCTGAAATTGCTGGAACGACTGGTGAGATCGGCCAGGTCTACAAGCGCGTCAAGGATGCCACTGGTTTCACCAAGGCCGATTTTAAATGGGCGATGGAGCTTGAGGACAAGGATGCGTCCGAGATCGTCGCCACGATGGAGCGGCGGCTGCGCATAGCCCGCATGCTAGGGCATAGGATCGCTCGGCAGATCGAGCTATTCGATCAGGACCGCACGCCAGCCGAAGATATCGCTTACGAAGATGGCTATACGGCCGGCAAGCTGCGTAAGGATAACGCAAATCCATACGATACAGGGTCTCCCAAAGGCCAGCGCTGGCAGGCTGGGTTCAATGACGGGACCGCCTTCATCAATAAGGATCTGGATTCTGTCATTAACGGCGGTGACGCTGGCGACGATCCTTTCCCCGACGCCGCTGAATAGTTCTCCCCCAGGCGGCCGTTTCCTCCCAGCAGGCCGCCCACCTAGCCGTCGCGAATGGCGGCACTTTCTTTTTTTTCGAGGTGAGCATGCAGACCATCCGTTGCCATTGCTGTGGGGCCATCCTTGGGGACGTGCCAGAGCTGTCGCGCCTTCGCCACGTCCTGACGAAGAAAGAATTTCAGATTGTTGAAATCATTCACGAGGCCAAGGAAGCAGGTATTGGTGTCAAGGATATAGCACTGAAGCTATTTGGCGAGCGCATTGGCCTTCAGGAAGTCAAGTTCCATGAGGTGCGTGTCTTCATGACGCGGATTCTCCCCAAAATCGAGCAGTATGGCTTCTATATCCAAAAAGGAAATAGGTGGAATAAACTCTACCGCCTGCAGCCATTGGAGGTTGCAGCATGATTATTCTTGGTCTTGACCCTTCACAGAAAACGGGCTGGGCACTCTATGATACCAGCCAGCCGAAGCTTGATCACATGCGCGCTGGTGTTCTTAGGGTCAAGGGCACAAAGGGCGAGTTTGAGTCCAATTCGGGTCTCCTCGGCAATCTCCTTGTAGAACTTATTAAGGAAGTAGGAATTCCTGATTTCGCTGTATTAGAGCGCGCTCCTCGCCAGCCATATGGCGCTCACAAGCCCAAGAATGGAACCGTGCGTTTCATGGGCCAAGAAATGGCCGCGCAAGACGGTGATGAAGAGGGCGGCAATGGCCTTCAGTCAACCTTGTCAACTAATCAGATGGCTGCGGCTCTTTCAGCAGTTCTCGGGGCATATAAGATTCCCTTTGAAGCGATCACTGATGGCGAGTGGCGTAAGGCCTCCTATGGCTTCGGCAAGCGACAAGGATGGTCGCGTCCAGATTGGAAACGTCACGCCCGCCAGACGTGCGCTATGCACAAAATCGCAGTCACTAATGATGACATGGCTGAGGCGTGTTGGATCGCCTTTGCCGGTGCGTCAAGGCAGCTCTTCAAAAGCCTTGAGCAAGGAAGGGCGGCATGACGTGGTTCTTTGATCCTCTTCTGCCACTCCATTATGAGATGATCGTAATCGATATCCCGTGGCCGTTCGATCTCTATAGTGAGGCCGGCGCGAAGAAATCAGCTTCGGCGCAATATGAGCTGATGAGCGCGGAACAGATCCGCACCCTTCCGGTCGGACAACTCGCGAGCATGGATTGTCTTATCTATTCTTGGGCGACCGCGCCGCATCTGCCATTTGCCATCGAATGTTTAAAAGCCTGGGGCTTCGAATACAAGAGTTTCATGACTTGGCGAAAAACCACCGCCGCCAGCAAGGTCCGCATGGGTACTGGCTATAGGGTTCGCACCACTGGTGAAATCATTCTCGTGGGTACGCTCGGCAACCCGAAACAATCACTCGTTCCGCCAACGATCTTCGACGGAATCGCCCGAGAGCATAGCCGCAAGCCGGATGAGTTCTACGCGCTCTGCGATCGCATCATGCCGCATGCACGCAGGGCCGATGTCTTTGCCCGTGAGAGCCGCCCTGGCTGGCATGCCTTTGGAAACGAAGCGACTAAGTTCGATGAGGTGGCGGCATGAGCACAGCACAGGTGATTTCTATGCACGGCACTTCTGGTTCTCCGCCACCTCCGACAATGCCAGATGCCATTGAGGCTGAGCAAGCGCTCTTAGGTGCCCTTTTGGTAAACAACGATGCTTACTGGCGAGTGGCTGGATTCCTCAAAAAGGAACACTTCTATGATGAGCTTCACCGTAAGATTTACGAAGTCGCCGGAACGATGATTGCTGAGGGCCGTAGCGTAAATCCTGTGACCGTTAAGGCCTATGTGCCTGCAGATGAGAAGGTTGGAGACATTACGGTCTCGCAATACCTTGCGCGCCTTTCTATTGAGGCTGTAACCGTCATCAATGCTTTTGACTATGGAAAAGCCATTGTCGAAACTTGGGAACGGCGCCAGCTCATAGATTTGGCTACCGATATGGCCGATCTCGCCAGATACATGCCGGTCAATATGACGCCGGAAAAGATGATCGGGGAGATTTCCGGTCGCCTCACTCAGATTGCTGCCGAAGGCAACGAGCGCGGCGCGGCAACGAAATATGGCGTTCTCCTCCCCGATGCTATGAACAAGGTTGCCAAGGCCAGCCTGGATACATCTGGGCGCATTCCATGGTTCATTGACGACATCACCCAGAAGATCGGCTATATGCGCCGTGGGAACCTTGTCGGGCTCATGTCTGACTCAGGGGGTGGCAAAACAGCGCTCTCGCTCCAGCAAGCCAGATATGCCGCTGCATGCGGGTTTAAAACAGCCTTCTTCTCTATTGAGATCAGCGAAGAGGAAGCAGCTCTTCAGGCGGCGGCACAGCAGGCTCATGTCCCGCTATCTCGCATCGATAGCTATACCCTCAACTCCAAAGAAGAGGGCGGTTTGGAGACCGAGATCGCTAAAGCGATCGATCTTCCATTCTATATTGTCGGCTTCGGGGAATGCTCTCTGTCGGATGTCCGGGTGAAGGCCGAAACCATGGTCAAGAGCCTTGGTATTGATCTGATCGTCATCGATCACGCCAAGATGATTAGCCTGCCGAATCCCAAAGATATCTTCGCAGAGCGCGTCAATGCCCTTTACCGCGGGCTGAAGGCAATCGCGAAATCCCTCAATGTGGCGATCGTCATCCTGATCCAGCGAAATGACGATTGGAAAGCCCGCTGGCGCACGGGAGGGTCAATCAGGCCGATGATGGGTGATGCTTATGGCGGCGGCTCAATCAAGCAGAATCTGGATGTCTGGTTCAGCCTCTATCGCCCAGAGCCGCTCTATAAAGAGCTAATCCCACAAGTCCACGGCGAAGAGAAGCGCGACGAACTCATCCGCAAATACGAGGATTCTCGCGGCAAGGCTTGGATCATCAACCACAAGCGCCGCCGTGGCGAGCCTGGACAATCCGCTGAGATCCGGTTCGAGGCTGAATACACCATGTTCACGCCCTCCACCGTCACGCCTGAGCCTGGCTTTTTCGGGGAGGATTTCTAATGCCCCACCCCATCCAATGGAACGGTGAAAGCACGAGCTTCGGGCCAGCGTTCAAGCAGATGCAGAATGAGAGGGGATTTTGGGGATGACCACTAATTGGCCCGGGCCACTCTTTTACCCACCAATTGGCAAGATTGCAGTCATGAACTCTGGTGCCCGCATTGAAATATGGGGGAATGAGTCCGACTCCGCAGATTGCTTCACAGGCATGATGCTCGATGCCGGCTCCAGTTACGGCAAGCGCATCGTCTTCGATTTGAGCTGCATGTGGGGACGCGAACATATCGACCACATCGAAGAGCCGACCGAGGCTGATAAATCCGTCATGGAGTTTGCTGCATGAACCAGCTTGTCACACAGCGTACGGTCCTAGATCTCGTTGACGAGTATGACGAAAAAAATGCAGCCATGGACGAAGCCGTTGCGTCCTTCGAAAGAGCATTCAGCCAATTGGAGCTAGCGGCTAGCGTTCAAGGTAAGTATGTCGCGCCCGTCACTCGTCACCGCCCCTATATCAATGCCAGCGAACTTCGGTCAAATCTGCTTAAGTCGGGCTGGAAGGCTATCTATGATCGTCTTCAGATCGATCGTATCGCCTCGGCCAAAGACAAAAAGCTCTTCGAGCGCACCCTTGAACAGCCTCCAGAACTAACGTTTGACAATGCCAAGGCCACCTTTGGCGACTACCTCATGCGTCCACGCTATCACATCCTGCGCGGTCTCGCTGAGGTCTTCGCTGACCTGGACCCTGCCTACAAGTCTCACTCCAAGGTGAAAATAGGGGTGAAAGGGCTACCTAAGCGCGTCATCGTCTATTGGGGCGACTATGGTAGCGGATGGGGCCGCGACAAGTTCCGAGATATCGCTAACGCCCTCGCGGCCTATCGCGGCGATCCTCCCATTGAATATGAGGAGTTGGCAGAGATAGACGCCTGCCATCGTATTGGCCAAGACGCGGTACTGGAGGGCAAGGAACTCAAGAAGTATCGAGGCGGTAAGGAAGAAATGATCTTCACGCCGAACCGCGGTCTGACCGTTCGCAAGTTCTCGAATGGCAACGCTCACGTCTTCTTCAGCCCGGGATCCCTGCTCGACATCAATCGAGCTTTGGCGGAGTTCTACGGCGATGTCCTGCCGGATGCTGAGGAAGAGAACGCAAAACCGCAGGCGAGCACAGCTGTTTCGAAAGACCTGCAGTTCTACTGGTCTCCCGCGGATGTCATTACACGAGCTTTGGATGTCGCCGGCATCTATCCCCGGAAAGATTACCCTGGTCGTGAGGCGCCTGCGCACCGGGTGCTTGAGCCCTCATGTGGTGATGGTCGGATCTTGGACGAGCTTCGCGCGAGAGGCTGTCGGCCGTTTGGCATCGAGGTTCACGGCGGCCGAGCCGCTGAAGCAAGATCCAGGGGCCATTCCGTTCTGACGGCAAACTTTCTCGAACAACCTCCGCGTGACGAATTCGACTACGTCGTAATGAACCCGCCCTTCTACGGCCGACACTATGTCAAGCATGTCAACCACGCGCTTAAGTTCCTGAAACCGGGCGGCACACTCGTTTCTATTCTGCCGGCCACGGCTCATTACGATCACAAAGAAATTGAAGGGCAATGGACTGATTTGCCTGTTGGGAGTTTCTCCGAAGCAGGAACCAATGTGCCGACGGGCATTCTGAAAATCCGAAAGGCAGCCGCATGAACGAGTTCGCCATAGGCACCCAAGCCGTCCCTGGTGGTTTCCTTGCTTGGTTCCGCAAAGTCCATCGGGCCGAGAACGAGATCGTCAAGGGCGATCGCGGTCAGCCCATCATTTTCCCCACGAAATCAGAGGCCAAGGCTGCGGCTGGTGAGGCGATCGTTGCTTACATGAATGGGCACTTAGTTAGGTCTGGTGAAATCCTCTCCGCACCACGTAGAGAGGCTGAGGAGCTGTTCAGGAAGAAAGGGGCTGCGGCATGAAGCTCATGAAGGGAAGCGAACCATCATTTATGACGGCTGCCGAGGCGTCGGTACGGCAAGGTTATGCGGCTAGATCTGAATTAGCGTTGCGTGACGGCCTTGAAGGCATTCTTCGCCAGCGGCTGCCCATCGCTGATCTGGAGGCTAGCCGAGCATGACAGCCGTCGAAGCCACTCTAAAATCCCTCTACAAGGGCGTAGATGAGCGTCTGGGCAAGACACGGCCTACCGGCTGCAGAAGACAGAATAAGTTAGCCGTGGCGCCGCATGACCAAACTCTAGCCGGTCTGAGCCGAGAGCAGAGGTATATATGGTCTCGATGCCAGGAATTTGGCATCGGTTATGACTTGATCATCTCAGGCGAGAAATCACGGCAGTTCGCAGCACCTCGGCAGCTCATCTATTATGAGCTGCATAAGAAATTCGACTTGTCCTACGAACAGATCGGCCAACTGATGGGCGGCCGGCATCACACCACGATCCTTGGCGGCATTCACAATGTTCGTCGCTTGTTGGAGTCGACAACATCTGATGCCGTTCCAGACGTCCAGAAGCTCATGGGCGATCAGAAGCTTCATGACCAAGTCAAATCAGCATATCAGACAAATATTTCACCGTCATTGATCGAGGAACGCTACGGCATCAGCCGAAGGGCTGTCGCTCATATCGCCACGGTTGAGCGTTGGCAGAAGAACGGAGAGCGAAGCACGGAGCCTAGATTCCGTCTCGCGCAGATGCGCCGGGAATATTATGGCGGCAAGACGCTTTCGTGGATTTGCCAGAAGCATGGGATCAATTCCAAGGTCTTTCTTCGGTTGCGTCAGAAGCTGGGATGGGAGCCTCGGAAGAGGGTGACGGACGAATGACTGACCGCATTTCTTGCTGTGTCCCGTTTTGCCGCCGCACCTGGAAAGGCGACGAGCGCGCCATTGAATGGATCTGCCGGGCCCACTGGACGCCAATCCGGCTGGAGCGCCGAAAGGTTTATCGTCGCGCCCTGAATGCCTTCAAAGACAATCCCACGGATGAGAACCGGGATATTGCTTTTGGCCTTTGGGGAGCGATGAAGCGTGAGGCGATCGAGAAGGCTGCCGGTATATGACAGAGCGCGCTCTCACCATGTTCAACGAAGTCGGGATTACGGTGGTGCCTGCCAACGTAGCTCCGGCCGTTGGGCAGACGAGGGCAGTCGTTACCTTGGAGCGCATCATAAATCGCCATGGAGAGGCGCACGCGAGATTTGTCGTCATGACGATGGCAGAGACCGCAAACAACCGTGGAGCGATCACTGAGACAACTCTATGGGCTGTTTCGGATGTCTTGCGGGCAGCGCAGAAGAATTTCCCAGATCTGATCGAAAACGACACCGAAGCATGGTTTCAGTTCTGGGACGGAATACCCCTCGGGTGGCTCGAATACTGGTGCTTGGACCTTGAGGGGATTATCTCAAAGCGCCATGCCCTAGCTGGTATGTGTTACGAAAGGCTTCGTCGCCGGTTCGGCGATCTGGCAATACAACCCGATCTATTAGATGACCGACGGAGCGCTGCATGACCCCGGAAGAAATCACTGTATTGTTCATAAAGGCTATGGAGATCGATCGTCGGCTTCCAGATACGGCACAGCCAGCGGCTCTCAAGGCCCAGAAGCTATCCTTCGTTCACGATTGGGCCGATATTAACGGCTGGTCCAGCGAGGACAAGAAAGAGCGTGAGTGGCAATGGCTTGATCCCGCAAAGCTGAAGATTCGGCCGATTGATGTTTCGATCTGGGAAATGGCGAATGAGTTGATCTCCTTGGTTCATGTCGAGAGCGACAGGAAATGCTTGCTCCGCTGGTCTATGGCGCAGGCTGGTGGTAAACCTTTTGCAGCTTGGTGCCGGTCTGAAAACATCCATGTCGAGACAGGAAGACGACGGAAGAATAGGGCGATTGAAAGTATTTTGGCCGCTCTAGGTTGCAAGCCATTGCAGCATAACGATAATCGCCGTTCTGCGGTGTTGCGTTCTGGGCAAGAATTTGGCATCAATGATGTCAACATCGCAAATGACACGCCCACTTATTGGAGAGCCCCAGACGCAAGGCCGATGGCCTGCGATTTCGATCAGGGGCTTCAGAACTTTGAATGGGCTGATCTGCAGAATGGGCGGCGTCGGAAACGAGCCGAGCTTCGCAAGCGTCAGGTAGCGGCATAGAATATGAGGCTCTGTCCGGACTGATCCCCGGAAGCACCCTCGGATCGGAGCGAGAGCTTCGGTCAACGTCAACAGAACCTGCCACGCCTCTCAACGATGCGCACCCCGGCGGGTCACTTATTCGGAAGATTTAACACATCTTCCCCGACATGTTATCGAAACGAGATTTCTTTTACATGTCGCAAATTCGAGGCATTAGCCTCAACGAGGGTGCCTCCTGTTAGCAAAGCGCAGGCGCAGAAAGATGAGGATATGCCCTCATAGGCCATAGCAATTCGCCCAAATGGGCAACGAGATCGGGTGGCATAGAGCCTAACTTGGGCCCACATCAGGGTAGCAATGGTTGCTCTGCTACTCGGCCAAATCGGAATGTGAGAATTCACGCTGCGAAAGCAGGCAGGGATGTTCCCAGAAGGGTAGTGGATCAGGGTATCAGGTAACCCGCGTTTACGCTCCGTAAAACCGGCAAGTATTGCGCTCTAAGCACCTTCGCATTTCGATACCAATCATGCGGCGGCGATGCTGCCGAGCGAACGAGCCCATGAAGCATCTCATGGGAGTCCGCGTTGAAAGTCTGGGGTTGCGTCCAGACCCGCATGTAAGAAATCGGGAAGACGCGGGAAAGACGTCTCGCATCACGCGCCAGCCTAAATGACGGCAATGTGTTCGGTGCAACCGTCGCGCTGGGGGATGTCGTAGCTCCACCGATCCTACGACTGTTGGGGTAACGTCCAGCCTTCCCGACCAATTCCTCACCAGAGGACAGGACGGCACAATACGCCCCGCTTGCGGAACCGTCCTGATATCGCCGGCATAGCTCAAATGGGAGAGACTGGGGTTGCACCTGGGGATGCAGGTTCAAGTCCTGCTGTTGGCGTCATCTATCGCAGCCCGATCGGCATAACTGCTGGTCGGGCTTTTCATTTGGAGAGTGAGATGAGCAGCGCCGCATGGGAGCGATATCGTCGTGAGCAGCGTCGCCAAACCATCCGCTGTTTTCTCTTTTGGGCCATAATCGTCGGAATAGCATGGCTCGTCTCCGCAGTCGTTTCCTACGCCAAGCAAGAGCAGACAAAGCCTGAGATACGCCAGTTTGACACACAGAAGGCAGTCAGCGTCGTTCCGGCTGTTCCGCCATGTCTGCGGCATCTAGCGCCCGGAGACCGCCCACAGTTCGTTTTCAGGTCTGCGGATGGAACCGTTATCATCATCGGCTCGGAAGATGTGAGGAAGAGGTGCTGAGGTGACATCCTTCGCCCGAGAGCTTGAGATGATGAACCCCGTCAATCGATGCCATAGGCGGTGCGTGATTGGGATGGTGAGGGCGAAGCCTCCGCTCGTACAAGAGCTAGAGCGTCTCGCCCGCAAGAACCGTGAAGCCTATAACAAAGCGCTTCGTGATTTCCGGGATGCGTTCACGCTTGGCCCGATGGGTGGTGACGTGCCGGTGACAAAATTGTCGGACAGCCCCGCTAGGTTTGCGTGCTGAGATGAGCAGTGGCGTAATTCATGCCGCAATCTGCACCGTGTGCAGAAAGCATAGTGGCTACAGTCACGATTCCGTTGACAATTTTGTTTGCAGCAAATGCATTGCCCCACGTGGCGTGACCAATCTCGGCACGGTATCTTCTCGCAAGAATGCCAAGCGTTTGGAAACACTACGCCCCACGCGAAAGCAAAGCATAGTCAAGGACTTTACGCCGAGCGGCCGTAGCGGTCTCTATATCTATGCAGTCGTCATCCGACAGCACCCAGATAAAGTTAAGATCGGCATGACCCGTAAATGGTCAGTTCGGCGCCGTGCATATGCTTGTTGGGATCTGTCTGCAGGCGATGCTATTGTTGAAGAACGCGTTTTCTGCATCAATGAGGAATTTGTCGACTTAGAACGTCTTGAGGCCCATATCCTCCAAACGTTCGATGCACCTCGGGCTTTTGGGTCCGAATGGTTCCACGAAACGATTGATGAGGCCGCTCGTCACATTGACCGCATCATGTGTGCGAATGGCATTTCGTACGATCTGTAGAAAATTCTACCGACGAACTGCGCTCTTGTAAGAAATAATATGCCATGAATTGGCTCCTATCCCTCTTCCATCGCCCTAACTGGCTGACGGAAAGGCCTATAGGCACGTCCAAGGATGTCGTGATCCAGGCGAGGGGATGGCGGGTTAGGTTTCGGAGTTGGGGATGAGCAAAAAATATATCTTGGCTGTTCTTCTCGCAATCTTCTGCAGTTCGGCCGCATTGACGGCAGATCTATCGCGAATTGGTCCCGTCACGCAGATTGCAGGCAACGAATGGTTTCGCCCCAGCACGACTGAAGAATTAAAAGGTACTCTTTCAAACCAGTCTCTCCATGGGTTCGTAGTTCAAATTGGTGTCGTGTGGCAGACCGGAGACGTTGATGCATCGCTTTGCGTAAAAGATCACGACAAGGAGTATGCCCTTGAAGTCTATGAGGGACAATCAGAAATCTCCTCCATTTCCATGGATGGTATTGTACGTGCGAAGGGTGATGATGTCCGCAACCTAACGATGGTTCTTTATGGCGTAATGCAAAACCAATTTGCATCGCAATATTGCGGGCATATGTCCAAAGCGACGCCAGCCGTTCAGGATCTGAAATGACCACCCTCGAAAAGCAAACCGAGATATCCAACCTGATAGCCATCCTAAAGGCAGAGGGCATGATGTATCCGGTCGGTGATAACGTGGATGTCGTGCTGGCGGATTGCCGGAGACTGGTGAAGGTGGTGAGGCGTCGTTCTGGAGATTGAAATGTTTGGACCAGCGGATGCGCTCGCCATCGTTATGTGGTGCTTTGTTGTCGGGTTCTCTCTTGCAACCGTTGCTGAAGAAGGATGGAACGGCATCAACTGGCTCGTGACCCGAAAGAAAAGGGCTGCTGCCGCTAAACAAACGGTTGCGCTGGAATATTGGAAGCTGCCCTGCCGTACGGAAGCAACTTTTCGCCATACCGATTATGGCGCTGGCCGTTTCGGGTTGCGGCGCCGTTCGAGCAAATTATCCTGAATAACTCACTACTGAAGATCCCTGAAGGAAAAATAGCAATGGATAGCGCTGATCTCGGACCTGCAATGTCTCTCCATTATGCTGGCCAATCTGCAAATAAGCCGCAAGGCTATTTAGTCAGGATGAATGATAACGTCGCCGCGCTTTTCCCAGATTGCGCAGAGATAATGGTCTCAGGCGACGGTGGTCTTACCCTTCTGGATGTTGATGGTAAGTTTCTTGCTGCTTTTGCAACAGGATGCTGGAAATCTGTATGCCGGCAGGTTGCCGCAGATATCCAATAGCCATGCCTGTCCTCGAAAATCCTCGGCACGAGAAATTTGCAGGCGATAGCCGGTTTTATGTCTACGAGCTGGTAGATCCGCGCGACGGTTCTGTTTTTTACGTAGGTAAGGGAACCGGCAAGCGAGACAGATCACATCTGAGCGAAGCGCGCCGCAGAGACTTTAGAAATCCTGCAAAAGTGGCCCTAATTCTCCAAATAGAAGCGGAGGGCCACGAGGTTATCGTTCGCCGTGTGTATGAAGGCTTATCTGAACGCGAAGCCTTCAAGGCAGAAAGGCGGCAGATTGCCCATTACGGCATTGCTAATCTCACCAACATGATGCGCGGCTTTACAACTGAAAACGACAGGGCTGAAGCAGAGGCAATAGATGGGCTTAATATTATGGCCTATCATTTGACGCGGCTGTTCCGAGGCGCTTCTTATTCGGTATCAGATATTAAAATGATCTTGCGGATCATTCGAGAATTGAGGGAATCACTGGCTCTTATTAGGGCTTCGGCTTGAGCGAAGGTTATCCATGGGAAAACGGACGCTTAGTGACAAACAACAACGTTTTGTTGCCGAATACCTCGTTGATCTAAACGCCACCCGTGCGGCCATTCGCGCCGGTTATAGCGAGAAGACTGCAAGAAGTGTCGGGTCCGAAAACCTTGCAAAACCTGACATAGCTGCAGCAATTGCTAGGGCGCAGTCCAAGGTAGAGAAAAAAGCCGAATGGACGGCCGCTGAGAGGCTTATTGCCCTCAAGACGATATTCGATGGCACGGCCAAGGAAGACCCACGAGTGGCTGTCTCTGCCATTGCAGAGGCGAATAAGATGCAAGGTAGCTACGCTCCCCGCAAGAATGAACTTACCGGCCCCAACGGCGGCCCCGTCAAAATCGACCTAACGAATCTTCCTCCGGATGAAATTGAACGGCTCATCTCCCTCTTCGGTCATCTTGCCAGTGTCTCCGACGATGATGTTGAAGATGCTGCGGGAGGAGAAGGCTAGGCGTGCCCAAGAGGCAGAGCGCATAAGGATTGCCGAGCGGGCTGAACAGATCCGCGAGAACTGCCAGACGCTCATGGGCTTCATTCGTGAGGCTTGGCATATTCTGGAGCCCGCAACGCCTCTCGTGGAGGGGTGGGCGCTAGAGGCTGTCTGTGAGCATTTCGAGGCCATTACCTACGGTGATATCAATCGCCTGCTGGTGAACGTCCCGCCAGGCTTTATGAAGTCTCTCGTTGGTGACGTTTTCTGGCCTGCATGGGAATGGACGATGTTCCCGCATCTGCGGTACGTCGCATTCTCGTATGCGGCTACGCTGACATTCCGAGATAACGGCAGGTTCCGCGATCTGCTCATCAGTCCTTGGTATCAGGAAATCTTCGGCCACTGCTTCGAAATAAAGAAGAAGGGCGAAGAGCGCATCACCAATAACAAGATGGGGTTTAAGTTCGCCTCGTCCGTCGGCGGTGTTGGTACTGGTGAGCGCGGTGACAGGGTAATCCTTGATGACCCTCATAACGTCAAGGAAGCGGAATCCGATACGGTTCGTAAGGAAACGGTTCGCTGGGTCCGAGAGGGCATGTCGAACCGCCTTAACGATCAAGAGAAGTCGGCTATCGCTGTCATCATGCAGCGTGTCCATGAGGATGACGTTTCGGGCGCCCTGATCGAGTTGGGCGACTACGAGCACCTTATGATCCCGATGGAATGGGATGGCCGTAGATATCATACATCGATCGGCTGGACGGATCCTCGCGATGACGAAGGCGAACTGGCTTGGCCTGAAAGGTTCCCACGGCGCGTAGTCGAGAGCTTCAAGTCGATCCTTGGCCCGTATGGTTACGCTGGGCAGTATCAGCAGGCTCCTACGCCTCGCGGCGGCGGTATCTTCAAGCGGGACTGGTGGCAGCTCTGGGGCAACCCAGATGATCCCGACGATCCGCAATTCAAGAAGTTCCCCGCCTGCGAATATATCGTAGGTTCACTGGACTCGGCTTACACCGAAAAGACGGAGAACGATTTCTCGGCCTTCACGGTCTGGGGTGTGTTTTACGACCGATACGAAATGCCCAAGGCTATTCTCATGAATGCCTGGCGCGATCGGTTGCCATTGCATGAGCTGGTTGAGCGAACGTCTGCGACATGCCGGCGGTTCAAGATCGACAAGCTTTTGATCGAGAATAAGGCTTCTGGGCCATCTGTGGCGCAAGAACTGCTGAGGCTACACGCGGCTGAAGGCTATGGTGTTCAGCTTTTAAATCCAAAGGGTGGCGACAAGGTAGCCCGAGCCTATGCCATCCAGCATCTGTTCTCGGATGAAATGATCTACGCGCCCGATCGTGATTGGGCGGACATGCTGCAGACTGAAATGGCGTCGTTCCCTCGCGCACCACACGATGACTTGGTGGATAGCGCGACACAGGCGCTGAAGCATCTTCGCGACATCGGTCTACTGATCCACGGCTCGGAAATGGCGGCTGAGATCGCGGATGAGTTGGCCCATCGGCCGAATAGCAAGCCTCTTTATCCAGTCTAACCTTTAGGAAAATCCCCAATGACCATTCAAGAAATGCGCAGACGATTCCGCAGGTGGATGCTGAAGAAGGCCGCGTCTGTCGTTGTGCGGTGTGTGACGACTGAACTCGTCCAACATGGATATGCGGTCGAAACGGCATCCCGGCTTGTTAATCGGGAAGTTGATGCGGTGGCGAAGGATTATCTCAAGACATTCTCTTGGGAAAAGTCGGAACAGCAGATTATTGAAGCGCGCCTTAACCGTCGATACGATCTCGGGTCTGCCCTAAACGAGGCGGCGAACCGCGCTATTGCGGAGAAGGCTAAGGACCGCACTCTGGAAAACACGCCTCGCATGTCGGGGTCTCAAGCCGCAGCGCTTGAATTCCAGAAGAAATATCTGGAAAATATCGTGAAGAACGGAGGGCGCCGGCATTGACCATCTCCGAAAGCATCATGAAGGCGGCTCATGCCGAGATTGAAGCCCAGCCGGCAGTGTCGGACATCGAGAAGGCGGCGCGGGCAATCGTGGTAAGCATGGGTGGTGATCCTGACGCGCTTGGATACTTGGGAATGCCGTTTCGGTTCGGTGCAGTTAATATTATTCCCTCTCTGACTGCGCCCCTTTGGACATTCTTCACCCAAGAAGCCGAAGCCGTCCTGAATGCGGTTCATAAGTGATGGCATACCCACAAGACGTTCATATCGAAACTATCGATTTTACGCGTCGGATAGCAACTTCTTCCGAAGGGCATATCGGCCGCATCAATTTGATGCTCGACAGTGCTGGCGAAGAGACGGACGATGTAAGTCTCGCAGACGTCATTGTCATCCAGCTTGAACATGATGCGTGGGTAGTAGTCCCTCTGTCCGACTTTGAAAAAATCTTGGTTCATTAATGCTCGTCCCCTTCGTGCGCCGCTTCACCTATCGCGAGATAGAGCCTGGAAAGTGGGGCGCATTCATCGGTTTTCAGTGTGTCGCTACCGGTCCTACCGAGGACGCGGTTCGCGCTCTCGTCGCAGATCGGCATAGGTAATCAATGGCACGTAAACCACGCATCCCTCGGGAAGAGCCGCCCGTCATGGCTCGCCCGATGGGTCTTCTTGCGCCCTCAGCGCTCCGTGAAGCGCCGCAAGAGGCTCCGTCACTATTGGGTGACGTGGATGTGGATATCGCTACCGATGGCGATATTGATGGCGTAACGATCGATCCTGCTACGGGTGCGGCAATCATTGAGATGGACGACGGCGGCGTTGTCATTGACTTCGAACCGCCTATGTCTGCCGAGAAAGCAGCTGGTGCCAAAGATCATAACGCCAATCTTGCTGAATATATCGATGAGAGCGAGCTTTCCCGTATAGCGGAAGAATTGCTACTCGGTATCCAGCAGGACGAGCAATCGCGTCAGGATTGGCTTGAGACCAGAGCGCAGGGTATTCGCTTGCTTGGGCTCAAGATGGAAAACCCGAAGAGCAGCATGGATTCGTCCGCTGGGCTTGAGGGCATGTCCACGGTTCGCCATCCGCTATTGCTTGAGGCTGTTCTTCGGTTCCAAGCCAATGCTCGCGGCGAATTGCTGCCGGCTGCTGGCCCGATCAAGGTTTCAGACAAGATCAAGGAAGACGGCATCAATGATGAGCTTTCTGAGGCTCTTGAAGGCGATCTGAATTATTACCTGACGACAACGGCGACGGAATATTATCCGGACACTGATAGGCTTCTCTTTTACGTCGGCTTTGGTGGCTGTGGCTTCAAGAAGGTCTACAACTGCCCAATACGCCAACGCCCGGTTTCGGAATCGGTGGATGCCAAGGATCTGATTGTCTCAGACGCCTCCACGGACTTGCGTAATAGCCGTCGTGTCACGCACCAGATCATGATGAAGCCGTCTACGCTTCGTCGCATGCAATTGGCTGGCGCATATCGGAATATCCCGCTGGGCGTGGCAAATCCTTCCATGCCGAATGCGGTAGATCAGGAAATCGCCAACACCCAAGGCATTGATCCGCAGATCGCCATGCAGGAGTACGATCGGGATCACACGATCTATGAATGCTACTGCGAACTCAACATCAAGGGCTTTGAGGATAAGAAGGGCAGCGAGGAGACCGGTCTTGCGCTTCCTTACCGCGTCGTCATGGACAAGGACAGCCGGCGCGTTCTGGAAGTCCGTCGCAACTGGCGCGAGGAAGACGAAAGCAAGCTCGCCAAGATTTGCTTCGTCAAATATTCATTTGTTCCAGGTCTGGGCTTCTACGATATCGGCCTTGTCCACATTCTCGGCAACACGACAAATGCCCTGACAGCTGCGTGGCGCGAGATGCTAGACGCCGGCATGTTCGCCAACTTCCCCGGCTTCATCTATTCGAAGCTTGCTGGTCGGCAGAACACAAACGAGTTCCGTGTTCCTCCCGGTGGTGGTGTTGGTTTCGATACCAATGGCGGCAAGCTCAGCGATGCCGTCATGCCGTTGCCCTACAAAGACATCGGCCCAGCATTTGCTCAGTTCACGCAGAATATCGCTGAAACGGGCCAGCGTGTCGGCGGAACCGCAGAGATAGGCATAGGCGAGGGTAAGCAGGATGCCCCCGTCGGCACCACGCTCGCTCTGCTGGAACAGGCAACGAAAATCGAAGGTGCTGTTCATAAGCGTCTTCATGCCGCACAGGCAGAAGAATTCCAGCTTCTCAAAGAATGCTTCCGCGAAAATCCGGACTCGTTCATTCGCTCCGTCAAGGGCAAGCTGAGTTGGGATGCGACCAAGTTCGTAGCAGCTCTCGAAGACGCATCGATCGTTCCTGTCGCTGATCCGAATACTCCGACGCATATGCATCGCCTGATGAAGGCTCAGGGACTTGTACAAGTCGATAAAGCTTATCCTGGCATGCTTAGCTCTCAGGCCGTCGTGGGGCGTGTTCTGACCATGATGGGTGTAGATGACGCGGAATCGCTGTTCGCTCCTCCACAGCCTCCACAGCTTCCTCCTGAGGCCATGGCAAAGATGGCGGAACTGAAGCTGAAGCAACAGGACCAGCAGAATAAGGCTGCAGGGCAGCAACAGGAAATCGCGCTCAAGAAGCAAGTCGCCGATCAGGACGCCGCGAAGGATCAGGCTGAAATTCAAGCTAAGCAGCAATTGGCCGAAACGCAGGCTGCCGGCACAGCTGCAGAGCTACAGGCCAAGCAGCGCATCGCCGGCCTGAACTTCCTAGGTGATCTCGCCAAACACGAGAGCGCTTTAAACGAGGTGCAGGACGCATCCCGTTCCATGGGCGTTCTAAGCCCCCAACAGTAAACAGGAGAGCATTATGGCTCATTCAATGCGCCGTGAGGCGGATCAATCCCGCGCCGACAAGATGCGCTCCATGAAGATCACGACTGCTGATCTTGGTTCGGATGAAGGCGTCGGTCACGTTCTTCCCGCTGCTGATGGCACACAGGGCAATGCTTCGGGCCAGTATGCCAAGGGCTACAAGCGCGGTGGTCGTGTCGATGGCGGCTCTGTCGAGGGCAAGAAGTCCAAGGGTCGCTTGGATCGCCCATCCAAGTCTGATGACTCGCGCGGCAAGTTTGCCAACGGCGGCAATGTGGGCAAAGCCAAGAAGAAGGGCGCCCAGACGACAGTCAATGTCATCGTGGCTTCGCCGAAGGGTGCTGGTGCTCCGATGATGCCTCCGGCTGGTGGTCCTCCCGTTCCGCCGCCTCCGATGCCTGCCCAGGCCGGCCCCGGCGCTCCGATGCCTCCTGGCCCGAGCATGCCAATGCGTAAAGATGGCGGCAGAGTTTCCTATCCGAAGATGACCAAGGGTGCGGGCTCGGGTTCCGGTCGTCTTGAGAAGGTCGAAGAATACGGCGCTAACGCCAAGCGCTGAACGAAACATGCGGCATTTTCAAACCGGCACAGCTCGCGGCTGGGACAAGGTTTTGTTCGTCCGTGAAGAGCGGCGCCGTTGCCGCATGTGATCATGAAGGGCGGCGTAAGCAGACAAGCGAGCACTCAACTAACGGAAACCTGAAATGACGGCATCCCATCACGATGTCCAATTGCTCAACCGAGCACGCAAGCAGATCGGCGAGCTTATCGAAAGCCGGTCTGAGGTCTTGGTGCAAGGTGTCGCCAGCGACTATGCGGACTATCGCTACCGCGCTGGTCAGATCGATGGATTTCAAACCGCGCTAAACCTTCTCGCTGAAATTGTCCGTGAGATGGGTGATCAGCGCTCTTAACCCCGGAGAACCTATGTCGAAGAACAAACCGCAGGCGACTGCGGAAGAAATTCACGCGTCTATCGGAGACCTATCTTCGGTCGAAGTGATGCACAATCAGATCCTCGTCGGCATTTGGATGCGCCCCGAAAAAACAGCGGGCGGCATCATCCTGACGGAAAAGACGGTCGATGAGGACAAATGGCAAGGCAAGGTCGGCCTGGTCCTCAAGAAAGGCCCCATAGCCTTCGTCAGCGAGGGCAACACTGATTTCCACGGCCAATCCGTGAATGAGGACGATTGGGTGATCTACCGCGTCTCTGACGGCTTCTCGATCGATATCAACGGCGTTCACTGCCGCCTTATCGAGGACGTGCACATCAAGGGCCGCGTCTCCGATCCTTCCGTAATCTACTGAGGAACCTGATATGACCGAAGATGCAAACAAGGACGATGACCTGGAAATCATCGTGGATGATGCTCCAGCGGGTGAGGGCGGTTCTGCCGATATCCAGCTTGAGCAGCCAAACAAGCCCGATGAAGCTGGTGCCGAAGACTGGAAAGCTCAGTTCGAGGCGGCTCAGAAAAAGGCTGAGGAAGCCGAGCGTGTCGCCAAGCAGCGCGCTGAAGAGCTTGATCGTGTCCAGCGCGAGAATAGCGCCAACCGTACGGCTGTAGTCTCGGCCGAAATGATGGCAATTGAGAATGCCATTGCCAATGCCGAGCATGAGCGCTCGGACGCCGAAGACGAATATGCGCAGGCCATGGAGGTCGGAGATTTCAAGGCAGCCGCCAAGGCCCAGTCCAAGATTTCCGATATTGCTGTTCGGTCTCGTGATCTCGTCAAGGGTAAGGCCGAAATCGAGCGACGAGCGGAAGAAGCGAAGAATCCGACGCGCCAAGCTCCCGACCCGATCGATCAGTACACGCAGGGCATGACGCCAGCGTCCGCAAATTGGGTTCGCTCCCACGCCGATATGTTCCTCAACGACGCCAAGCGCAGCTACGTCATTGCCGCGCATCACAAGGCAGTTGAACGGGGCATTGGCCTTGATACACCGGAATACTTCGATTTCATCGAACGTGATCTTGGGCTCCGGTCCGATGGTAATCACCAGTTGGAGACAGAGCGGCGCCAGACGCGCACTGCGGCTCCAGCAGCCCCGGTAAGCCGAGGTGGCGCGGTAGATGCTCCGCGCACATCTCAGAACACCATCCGCCTCACCGCCGCCCAGCGGGAAATGGCGAGGGAATGCGGCATGACCGATCTGGAATATGCCCGCGAGCTTCAGAAGATCGAGCGGGAACGCTCCACAACCCACTAAGGAACTCCCATGGAAATCGACAATGAACGTCGTGGCCCGGGCCGTCCGCGCCGCGAAGCAGCAGAATTGCGCTCTGAAATCCGGAGTGAAGGCATCCGCGGCAAGACCCGCAAGCGCAAGGGCGGCCAAGTCGCGGACCGCTTCTATGTCAATCCTGACGCCATTCCGACCGGCATGAGCTACGAGTGGAAGACTGTCACGGTCTACGGCAAGGAAGATCCGTCCTACAACGTCTTCCTTCGCGAGCAGGGCTGGGACCCGGTAACGGCTGATCGTCATCCCGAGCTTGTCGCCGAGGGAGCATCAGGCCCGATCATCCGTGATGGCCTGATGCTCATGGAGCGTCCTATCGAACTGACCCGCGAAGCGCAGGACGAAGACCGCGCTGCAGCTCGCGATGTCATCCAGACAAAGAAACAGCAGATGGGCGAAGCGCCGACAGGGCACTTTGAACGCCAGTCTCCTGTGATCAATACCCGATACGAAGCGATGCCCATCGACGGCTAATCGCATTCGCATACTGCCAAGGCGGGCCGCTGCGGCACAACCTGAGAGTAATCACCGGGCCGGTGACGAAGCTCATTCCCCCTGAATGGAGATAGCAATGGCTAACACCTTTGCACCTTTCGGGTTTGCTCAGGCTAGCGGCCTCGGCTCGGCGCCGACCTACGAGATGAAGTCTCGTCAGATCGCGCTTACGGCGACCGCTATCTATCTGAACGATCCCGTCACCAGCCAGTCGGATGGCACTGTCGCTCAGTCCGCCCCTGGCACTACCCAGATCGCAGGCATCTTCGCCGGCTGCAGCTTCATTTCCGCAGCCACCGGTCAGCGTACTTGGTCAAAGTACTGGCCTGGCTCTGGTTCTGCACTCGCGAACACCATCGTCACAGCGCTGATTATCGACGACCCGAATGCTCAGTTCATCGTTCAGTCTGGCAACGCTGGGACGCCTGTCACCGAAGCAGACGTAGGCGCGAATATCCAGTTCGCTATCGGTACTGGTAATGCCCTTACCGGTCTCTCTGGTGCTTATGCGAACCAGGCGACGATTGCCACTACGGCAACACTGCCATTCCGCATTCGCGGCATTGTCACCAATCCTCCCGGCGGTCCTGGCACGGACGCGTCTTCCAACGGCAACTGGATCGTCGTCGCGTTCAACAACGTCGATACCAAGTCGCTGACCGGCATCGTGTAAGGGAGGTTAGGACATGGCTGTCAATCTTTCACAGATCCGTGATCTGCTGCTTCCGGGCCTTCGCGGCGTAACCGGTAAGTACGACCAGATCCCCGCACGTTGGCCGAACGTGTTCTCCAAGGGCAAGTCCAACATGGCGCTGGAACGTACCGTTTCCATGCGTTATCTCGGCCTCGCCAAGCTCAAGACCGAAGGCGGCCAGACTGCCTTTGATAACCAGGCAGGCGAGCGCTACGTCTATAACCAAGAGCACAATGAAATCGCTCTTGGCTATGCGATCACCCGCAAGGCCATCGACGACAACCTGTACAAGGCGCAGTTCACGCCGTCCAACCTCGGCCTGATGCAGTCGTTTGCTCAGACCAAGGAAATCTACGGCTGGAACGTCTTCAATACGGCTAGCGTCTACAATCCGGCTATCGGCGGTGACGGTGTTGCTCTCTGCTCCACCTCGCATCCGATCGACGGAGGGACGTTTGCCAACACGCCGGCCGTTCAGGTGGACCTCAACGAAGCGTCGCTGCTCAATGCGATGACGACCATTCCGGTCACCTTCGTTGATAACGCTGGCCTGAAGACGTTCGCTCGTGCCCGCAAGCTCGTGGTTCCGAACGCTCTTGAACCGGTCGCTATCCGCCTCACCAAGACGGAACTGCGTCCGGGCACTGCCGACAACGATGTCAACGCCATTTTGTCCACCTCGGGCGGTCTGCGTGAGGGCTATGTTGTCTCGGAATTCTTGACCAGCAATTTCGCGTGGTTCCTGCTCACCAATATCGAAGGGCTGCTCTATCTGGAGCGTGTCGCCTTCGAAACGGATATGCAGGTCGATTTCACCACCGATAACCTGCTCGTCAAGGGCTATGAGCGCTACAGTTTCGGCTACACCGATCCGCGGGCGATCTGGGGATCGTTCCCAACGGCTTAATGGAGGTATGAAACAATGACCGCCACTAAGTTCACGGGGCCGGTCGGGACCTTCACCACATTGCAAACCGGGGCTTCGGGTAGTTACTCGGACCTCGGATTTGCGGTGATGGCCCAATCCGCATCCATCGCACAGAACGGCACGAACGCCGTCTCTTCCACAATCTATGTCCCGCAGGGCTCTCAGCTCACGGATTTCAACATCGATGTGACGACTGCGTTCGACTCCGCAACCTCTGCGACCCTCACAATCGGAACCACCGCTGGCGGCACTCAATATGTCGGCAGCATCAATGCAAAGACTGCAGGCCGTGCAGCAATCACCTACACGGCCGCGCAACTTGCGGCAATGCTCAACGTCGGAACCAACGTCGGGGTAGTCATCACCGTAACGCCTGTGGGCGCAACTACGGTCGGCGCTGTGACAGTGACGGCGTTCTATGTTCAACAGCCCCAGGCAGGAGACACGCCATGAAGGGTAAGATGAAAAATTGCCGCAAGGACGGCGGTGTCGTTCCCAAGGATGAATCTCCGAAGGACGTTTACGCCGGCTCTGGCAGCGAAGTCGTAAAAGAGGCCGACAAGCGCAAGGATGGCGGCCGTGTGAAAAAGAAGGAAATGGGCAAGGTCGAGGGCAAGAAGTCCAAGATGCGCCTTGACCGTCCGGGCCGCAAGGCTGGTGGCCGCGTAGGTGCCGACACCAGCCCTCTGTCGTCTGCTGCGAAGCTTTCGGAGCGCGACGACAAGGAAGGCGACTGACTACGCCAACGGCGGTGAAGTCAAGGATAAGTGGATCTCTGGAGCCATAAAGCATCCTGGTGCCCTTCATCGGGAACTCGGTGTGCCTCAGGGCGAAAAGATCCCGGCCAAGAAGCTCGAAAAGGCAGCTCATTCGGATAACCCGAAGCTGGCGAAGCGCGCTCGACTAGCTGAAACACTCAAGTCCTTCCATTGATGGCAGGGGTTTCGGCCCCTGCCTGTTCTTCCATTTGAGGATAGGCTATGCCATCTCCGCTTTCTAAATTCGTCACGATAAGTGCAACGGGAATTTCTGGCCCGCACAATCTGGATTCGTCGATCGGTCCTTTCGCTGTCGCCATCCAGGTCTATGTTCCAGGCGGGGTCACTACGACCTACAGCGTGGAATATACGCTTGATGAACTGGTCCTTCAGGACAACATTGCGAACCCCAATGTCCGCTGGACGACAGATCCTCAATTTCCCGCTGGAACCGCAGCCACGGCTACCGGGAATTATATCGTTCCGATTTCAGCAGTTCGAGTGAATGTCGCAACGCTGACGGGCGGCAGTATCGAATTGAAGATCCGTCAAGCATTTTCAATCAACTGAGGACGCGCTATGGCCGGCAATGGCATTTCTTCGCCTGGCAATGGGGTTTCCTTCGTTCCAGGGACAATAGTGCCTTCAAATGGCGCGGTTGTGATAAATGGCAGCAGCGTAACGCTGGCGAAGTCCGACAATACGGGGGGCTTGGCTCTAGTCACGGCCAATATCGTTGGCGGCTCCCTCATTGATGTCGCTCTCCCCGCGAACTATGCCGTACTCCAAGACGGCGGCACCTCCATCAATGTCAATCAATTCGACAACAGCGGCTCGTTCGCCGCAACGCCGCATGTGGCCAGCAACAACGGTTCAGTCCAGCTGGCCAATGCCACCACTCGCATTGTGGTCGATGCGCTTCCCGTGACAGTGAAGAATGTTTCTGGATCAGTGACGGCATCGGGTGTGATCGGAATTTCTGGCGGCGCGCTGACGGGCATTACGCTAGGTGCAAACATATCGCTCATCTCCAACGGAACCGCGCTCACTGTCCCGGTGACGGGAACCTACACCAGCACCATTACACCTCAGGTAAACGCCAGCGGCGTCATTACCGGCTTTACCTTGAGCTGATCCATGACTTCAAGCGGTACGACCTCGTTCAATCCCTCTTACGGGGAGTTGATCATGTATGCCTATGGCCTGTGTGGCATTCGTCGCGCGGCTATTGCGCAGGAGCATCTTAGGGATGCTTACATGGCCATGAACCTGATGCTGGCGGCGTGGAACAACGACACGCCGAACCTCTGGAAGGTTGATTTGGTCGAAACGGCGCTTGTCCAAGGGCAGGCGCAATATTCGGTAGATCCCGCCACCGTCATGATCCTGGACGCCTATTGGCGCGTCTTTGACGATAATGGCAACCCAATCGACACGATCATCTGGCCACTGTCCCGCACTGAATACGCCTCGATGCCCAATAAGAACATGCAGGGTCGTGTCACCAGCTTCTGGTTCGACCGCCTTCTGCAGCCCTCTATCACGCTCTGGCAGGTTCCAGATGGGAATGGGCCGTACACCCTTCGCTATTATCGGGTGACGCAGATTTTTGATGCCAATCTGCAGGGTGGCGAGACATCAGACCTTCCAAACCGTTGGTACGATGCATTTGCCTGGGGATTGGCTGCTCGGCTGGCCCATAGCTATGCGCCGGCTCAGGTGGGACGCCTTGAAGCCAAGGCTCAAATGTCGCTGATGAATGCTCAAGAGCAAGACACGGAAAACGTAGACTTGATGATCGCGCCCTCTACCGGCGGCTATTACGTGAGGTAATTTAATGGCTTGGAGATTTCAGGGCCGAGCCAAGACCAGTCCCGGCAGACCAAATGCCTTTGCCGTCTGTGACCGTTGCGGCATCTGGTACAACCACGTTGACCTTCAGTGGCAATGGGAATGGTCGGGGGTAAAGCTCCAAAACCTCCGTTTGCTTGTCTGTGACGAATGCCTTGACGTACCACAAGCTCAGCTCAAGGCCAGGATCCTCTCTCCCGACCCCCTTCCGATCAAAAATCCCCGCCCGGAATACTTCTATATTGACGAAAACACGTTCCTCTACACGAACGATGGCATTCAGTTCGAAACGAACGACGGCCTGGATCTGGTGACAAACTGATGGTCGATTACGCAACGTATGTTTCTCAGCTTGAGAACATGATCGCGATGGATGCGACCGATGCGGATTTCCAGGCGATTATCCCCGCGGTCATTAATTATGCCGAGATGCGCATATACCGCGAACTTGATCTAATCTCGACAGTTTTCAGGGATACCAGCGTTTCTCTCGTCACCGCAAATCCGAACGCGACGTTGCCCAGCAAATTTGTCACCGTGCAGGGGATTAACGTCCTAACCCCGTTCGCGACCGATCCGGCAATAGCGTCGCGAAATCCACTCGTCCCGACCTCTAAGGAAGTCATTTATGCACTGTGGGGGAACCCAAACACGACGGGCGTCCCGCAGATGTATGCCATGGTTGATCAGTGGAATGTAATATTCGGGCCGTCCCCGGATAATTTCTACACAATCGAAGCCTATGGGACATTGCGTCCTGCTCCATTGTCCGCGAGCAACACGACCACGTTCCTGACAACCTATCTCTATGACCTGTTTCTGGCGGCCTCCATGGTCTTTGCATCGGGCTATATGCGCAATTTCGGAGCGCAAGCCAGTGACCCGCAAATGTCGTCGTCTTGGGAAAATCAGTACCAGACCCTGAAGGCTTCCGCGAACATCGAAGAACTCCGCAAGAAATCGTGGTCTGATTCTTGGACCGCATTCTCCCCGACGCCGATCGCTCAGCCGCCGCGTGGATAAATAATGCCGCTTCAAACCATCACACTTGCTCCTGGCGTCAATGTTGAAAAGACGCCAACGCAGAATGCTGCGACTATTCAGACATCGCAGCTCATAAGGTTTAAAGCGGCCGGGGATGTGGTTCTGGTCGAGAAACTTGGAGGATGGCAGAAATTCTACCCGATCTCTGTCAATTCCCCAGTGAGAGAATTGCATGCGTGGGAAGACCTAAATTCTGATCTTCACCTCGCGGTTGGAGCTGAAGCGTCTCTGGGAGTCATCACCAACGGTTCGTTGCAGGATATTACTCCCCGGACACTGACAAGCGATACCGCACCGAATTTTTCCACAAATTCAGGAAGTGGGATCATATCGATAACTGATCCCAATATTACGCCTTCAATTTATGATTCCGTCTATTTGGTAACGCCGATAGCGGTTGGCGGATTGGTCCTCCAGGGTTCGTATGCGATCACAACCATTACCGGCATCCATAGTTATGAGATAACAGCCCCACAGAACGCGACAAGTACGGTTTCGAATGGGGGCGTACTGCCGACGTTCACGACTACGATAAATTCGCCGGCCGTTACGGTCGTGCTTGCCAACCACGGATATTCAGTCGGTTCTAGTTTCGCTGTTCCCACACCCACAACGGTAGGTGGGATAACCGTTCATGGGTCCTACCTCGTGCAGACGGTGGTGGATGCCAATACATTCACCATCAATGATGTTTTTTTAGCTACTTCGAGCGCAACAGCATCGATGAATGGCGGCAACGCCAGATTTATCTACTACATCGGCATATCTCCAATCACTCCATCGGCAGGATATGGCATCGGCCCTTATGGAGTCGGAGCTTATGGTATCGGTGTAGCCCCTTCGCCGTCTCCAGGCACACCAATCACCACCACCAATTGGACGCTGGATAATTGGGGTGAAATTCTCTTCGCATGCCCAACGAATGGGCCAATCTATAGCTGGTCCCCAGAAAGTGGCTATTTTGTAGCGACCAAAATTATCGGGGCGCCTGAAATCAATGGCGGGATGTTTGTCTCCGATCCATACCAAATTCTTGTCGCATGGGCGTCTTCGATCAACGGAGTGCAAGATCCCCTTCTAATCAATTGGTCAGACTCGGGGGATTATACGAACTGGACGGTAACGGCACTCACTCAGGCCGGAGGATATCGCATCCCAACCGGTTCCAAGATTGTCGGAGCACTTCAAGGACCACAGTTCGGCTTTATCTGGACGGACATTGAGGTTTGGGCAATGCAATACGTCCAACCTCCTCTAGTCTTTGGTTTTACGAAGCTCGCGAAGGAATGCGGCCTTATCGCAAGGCATGCGGCTTGTGTCATCAACTCATCGGTCTATTGGATGGGGAACAACCAGTTCTACGTTTATGCCGGGGCAGGAGTACAGCCCATTGTCTGTTCCGTCTGGGATTTCGTGTTTCAGGATCTGGATACCAATAATCTCGACAAAATCCACGTAGCCCCGAACAATGGCTTTGGCGAAGTGGCGTGGTATTTTCCGTCTGCATCGGGAGGAACCGGGGAGGTCGATTCCTACGTCAAATTCAATTTCATCCTGAATTGTTGGGACTGTGGGCGTCTCGACCGCACGGCGTGGATTGACCAGTCTGTTTTGGGACAGCCGATAGGTGGAACCTCAACTGGTCTAATTTACCAGCATGAAGTGGCAAATGACGCCGATGGTTCCCCTATGGGGGAATATTTCGAAACCGGATACAACCAGATCGCTCAAGGCGAAGAGCTGATGTTCGTTGACTGGATGATTCCAGATTTTCGGTACGGCAAATATAACGCCGCTCCTTCTGCCGCGCTAAATATTACCCTCAAATACACAGATTACCCCAATCAGCCTCCCAAATCCAAGGGGCCGTACACCGTTACCTCCACCACCAACTATAAAAATCCGCGCCTCCGTGGTCGGCAAGTCGCAATGCGCGTTGAGGGGTTCGGAACAGGAACATTTTGGCGCATGGGAGGCTTGCGCTATCGCGCAGCCCCAGATGGAAAGAGATAGCAATGGCAATGAGTGACAATGGGCAAGGGTTCAATATCCTCTCTGCGATTCAGCAGGGCGTGCAGGCCCTCAATGGCATCCGCACGGCTCTTGGAACGATATTTCCGCAGACCACAGGAACCTCAACATCCGCGACGGCTGGATCTGCCACACTTCCAGCCAATCCAGTTGGCTTCATCGTAGTAACATTGCCGAACGGCACGAGCGCGAAGGTCCCCTATTACTCATGAGCAAAATTCCCCCACCCGGCAGCGATGGCGACACGGTGGGTGCTGCCATGAGGCTTGCCGCTACCCCATACACACGCCCAGCACCTACGGTAGGTGCTCTGAAATCGCATGTAGCGGGACGTACGGACCACCTCCCCATTGATGTCCCTGCTGAGAGCTTCGTGATCCCCGCTGATGTTGTCTCCGGCCTTGGGGAAGGTAATTCTGAAAACGGTCACAAGATCCTAGATCATCTTTTCAACCTTCCTGGCGGCTCTGCTCCGGCCGCTATTCATCGCAAAGATGGCGGTTCGGTTCCTATCATGGCGGCCGGCGGTGAGTATGTCGTACCCCCGGAAGTGATCGCTAGCCTCGGCGGCGGCGATTTGAAGCGTGGCCACAAAATCCTTGATCAGTTCGTCAAGAGCGTCCGGAAGCAGACGATAAAAACGCTTCAGAAATTACCTGGACCACACAAATAGGAAATCCTGAATGTCTAGCTCTGTTCGCCTCGCGGTTCCGGCCGACGAGGACAAGATCGTTGCGATGATTTCAATGCTCCATGACGAGAACGGCCTTTTCCCGCTCTCGGAAAAGAAGGTCAGAGATTACATGAAACGCGCCTTCAACGGTGAAGGTGCCATGATCGGGGTTATCGGCGAAGTCGGTGATCCCGTTGCCAGCATCTATCTCGGGATCGAGCAGCCCTATTACAGCGACACATGGTATTTGAACGAGGCGTGGAACTTCGTTCACCCGGATCATCGCCGCTCCGATTATGCCAAGCAGTTGCTGAATTGGGCAAAAGCGGGTGCTGAAACGCTCAAAATTCCCCTGATGGTGGGGATCGTCAGCAATCATCGAACCGAAGCGAAGGTTCGTCTTTACGAAAAGCAGTTGGAGAAGGCTGGGGCCTTCTTCGTATGGAACCGGCAGTCTGTCGGCCCGTGCGCTTGGGATAATTAAGGAATCACGATGGGCGGTAAATCCTCTACCACAACGCAGAAGACCGAACTCCCGCCAGAGATCGTTGCTGCGTATAAAAGCCTTATCGCCCAAGCGACTCCTATCTCGCAGACCCCGTATCAGCCTTACACTGGCGGCGTAAACGGTTCTGGATTTGAGCAAAACCAGGTCACCGGCTTCAATAACATTGCCAATCTGGCCGGCGCCTCAAATGGCGCGTTCAATTCTGCCGCCAATGCTCTCGCTTCGACCGCAACGCCAACGTCTGCTACTGTTGGCCAGTACATGAGCCCGTATATTAGCGATGTGGTCAACGCCACGATGGCTAATATGAACGAACAAAACGCTGAGCAGCAGCAAGGCGTCTTGGGCAACGCGGCGGCTTTGGGTGCGCTTGGCGGCAACAGGGTAGGGGTGGCGCAGTCTGAACTTGCTCGCCAGCAGAACCTTGCCAATCAACAGACGATCGCGGGCCTTTATAATCAGGGCTACAATACTGCCTTGGGTGCCGCACAGTCCGACAAGGCTGCTCAGCTACAGGCGGCTTCCGAATATGGAAATCTCGGCCAAACCGCTATGCAGACGAACCTTGCCCAAGCTGCTGCTCAAGTAGGGGCAGGTACGCAACAGCAGCAGTGGAACTATCAACAGTACCAGAATGCTCGCTCGTACCCGTTTGAAACCACCTCGTGGCTTGCCAATATCGTTGAGGGTCTTGGTGCGGGTCGCGGAACGACGACGACGCAGCAACCCAGCGGCAATACTGGCAGCGCTGTTCTTGGCGGTATCCTTGGTCTGGCATCGCTGTTTAATCGAGGTGGCGTGGTTGGTGAAGACGATCGCCCGCATCGTGCCCAGGGCGGTATTATCCCGTACACCGGACCGTCTGGCATTGTTCCGGCGAACAACAACAATCCGATGGGGGCCAATGACAATTTCGGCGCAAGCTATGTCCCGCAGGTTGCCACGGCTGGCGCAGCTCCTGGTCCCGCGCACGCCAATGCTCCGTCACAGCAGCCCGACCAGGGCCAGCAGATGCTTCAGCAGGGCATCAAGGCGGCGGAAGATAACCTGAAGCAGAAATATCCGAACGGGATTATTTCTGGCCTTTCTCAGCCCTCCACAAACATTGCAACGCCCACACTTCCAGAAACTGGCCCCGTCCCGCAGCCGCGTCCAGACACGATACCGAATCCGCAAGCGAATAGTGGTGTATTGTCTTCTCTCGGGAGCCTGTTCGGGTTTGCCGATGGCGGTGTAGCACGTCATGGCTATGACGATGGTGGATATGTCGATCCTCGTGTCGTTGCGGCTCCAGTCGTGCCAGATGTCGCCACCGTTGATCCTGCGACTATTTCTCCGTCGCAGATGCGCGCCGTTCTGGATGCTGCTTCGAAGCCGGCTCCCGCAGCTCCAGCCCCTCAGGCTGGTGTTGTGCCGCAACAGCAAGCACCGGTTCCTGCACCACCGCTCCCGGCCCCGCAGGCCGTGAAGGATTATCCGGTTGCGGGTGTCGTACAGCAGGACAATGCCACTGCAAACCAGCAAACGAAAGGTGTAGCGCCGCGTCAGTATGACGTTGGCAATGCCAAACAGATGTCACCGATCTTCGACAAGATCAATTCGAGCTATGGGCTTCCGGATGGCTATCTAAACCGCACGGCATATATCGAAAGCTCGTTTAACCCGAACGCCAACAATGGCACTTCCCGTGGCGAATTCCAATTTACCAAGGGCACTCAGGCCCAATATGGTCTCCAAGATCCCTATGACCCGCACCAATCGGCTGATGCTGCGGCTCGCTTGGCTGTAGATAATGCCAAATACCTGAAAAATGGTCTTGGCCGTGATCCGACCGGTGCGGAACTATATCTTGCCCATCAGCAGGGCGCTGGTGGCGCGTTGAACCTTTTGACACATCCCAACGCGCCTGCAACGGATATCGTTGGCAAACAAGCTGTGATCGGAAATGGCGGCAATGCCAATATGACAGCGGGGCAGTTCGCTAATCTCTGGCTGAACAAGTACAATGGAGCTGCAGGCGCTGTCAGTGGCGCATCTGCTGGCGCTTCGTCCGGCTCTTCCCCCGGTGTCGTGCCCGCGAACCCCAATGTGACCGCAACAGGGTCGTCATTTTCCAATCAGACGCCTCAGCCAGGGATTCTGTCGAAATTGTTTGGCGGTGAAGGCAACGGCCTCGGATTGACTAGCGATCAGCGCATGGCTCTCCTATCGGCTGGTCTCGGCATGATGGCTGGCACAAGCCCGAACTTCGCAACAAACGTCGGTTCGGGCGGCCTAAAGGGTGTTGAGCAATGGATGAACTCGCAGAAGCTCAACCGCGAAAATGCTCTCGCTCAGTCTGAAATTTCCACCCGTAGTGGTCAATTGGGCCTTGAGGGCAAGCGGGTCGATCTGGCTGGGCAAGAACTTGCCCTTCAGGCCAAGAAAGCAGCGTCTGAAATCGGGCTGCAGACCGCTCAAACGGCGAAGACGAACTTGGAAACGCAGACGCAGCGTTATCAGCAGACCGTGACGCCAGCCGGTATTATCGTTCGCGATATGACGGACCCGAACGCTGCGCCTCGTCTCACGACATGGGAAGACATTCAGAAGAATGGCCCTCCCGTTGTCAGCAACGAGGCTGTAGGCGCAAACGTGGCTGCTGGGGCCACGGCACCTGCAGCATCCTCCACGGCTGCTCAGACGGCTCCAAAGGCTCAGGCGAACAATGCGCCTGTAACCGCAGCTCCGACTACTCCGGTTGGCGCTCCCGCTCAGTCTCAACCCGTGTTTCAGTCAACGGCTCCGCCAAGGATTCCGATCGATGGCCGTAACTTCTCTCCGACTGGTCAGCAGATCGTCGCCAACGAAACCACGGATGCCCTGAAAACTGCTCGCAGCGAGTATCAGGGGGCAGCAAGTGCCCAAACGCAACTGGCAGAGATGAAGCACGATCTGGCGACGATTCCCAATTCGGCTTGGACAACTCCAGGTACGGGATTCCAAACCCGCGTGCAGTGGGCGAAGTCCATCAATACGGCTTTCCAAGGCATGGGCATTGAACCGCCGATTGACGAAAAGGCTGTGGCGGCGGGTGAAGACCTGAACAAGATCACCACCCGCTTGGGCTTTGATCTCAGCAAGACACTCGGTTCTCGTGAGGCAGCGTCTGTGGTCGATCAGGCTGTATCGGCTGTTCCTGGTGGCTATAATTCGCCAGAGGGTGCCCGTCGCGTGATCGCCGGTATCGAGGCTGCCAATCAACGGAAGATGGATTACTACAACTTCCTTCAGGATTGGTCCGCAAAGACCGGCGGTAGCATCAAGGGGGCGGATGATTATTTCAATCGTGTCAATCCCCCCGAGCTTTATGCCCTAACATCCTATGTTCCGGCCGCAGCCATCGCCAATTTGCGGCTGCATCCGGAGACGGCCAAGGATTTTGACGAGTACTACGGCATGGGCCACAACGTTAGCCAATATGTCTTGGCAGGAGCAAAGCAGTAATGGCTAATCCGTACGAACAGTTTGGCATGGTGGGAGGCGACGGTGGAACCGCGCCTTCTGCCGCTCCAGCTGGTGGTAGCTATTCTGGGGCCGATCTGACGGCTGATATGCCCAATATCCTTGCGGGGAAGGGGACAACTTCTGCATCGGCAAACCCGTATGCTAAGTTCGGGATGATCGGGCAGGACAATGCGAACTCGTCGAGTGGTCCAGACATTGAGGACCGCACTGGCAACGCGTCCATGAGCGGGATAGCCAAACAGGCAGCTCTTGGACTCGTCAGTGGGGTTCCTAATGCTGCTGCTGGAATCTCTGATCTGCTGGAAAAGGGAACCGTTGATGCGCTGACGTTTTCCAATCCCGTCACCGGTGAAAACCAGTTTACGGGATTGGGCCGCGCTCTTGGCTTAACCAATAGCCCAGAGCCGAAGCCCGAGCCTTATACCCCTACGACGGGCCAGGACATCCGCAACCTGACACATGTCGAAGACCTTCCTCAGCCGCAGAATCCTCAAGAGCGTATCGCCAGAATGGGCGGGGAGGGCGCTGTTCTAATGCTTGCGCCTGAGGCTGCAATGGGTCGTCTCGGGTCGATCAGCAATGCTGCTCGTGCGGCTACCGTGGGCCTGACTTCTGGCGCAGGCGGTCAAGCGGCGGCTGAAGCGGTTCCTGAGAAATATAAACCACTTGCATCTCTTATCGGTGGTATCGGCGGTGGTTTGGCTGGAGAGGCGGTATCGGCTGTCCCTGGCGTAATTGGCTCTGGTGCCCGCGCTGCGACAGACTATGCGGCCCCTCTTACTGCATCGGGACAGGAACGGCTTGCTGGCCAAACCATTCGAGGGGCCGCAACAAATCCTGACGAAGCTATTGCTGCCTTGGATACCGCGCCCAAGACGATCATTCCGGGCTCGTCTCCCACTACGTTCCAACTAACTGGTGACACCGGTCTTGGCAATCTTGAGAGGTCCGTCGCTACCCAAAGCCCGGAAGCGTTCATCGCGCGTCGCGCCGAACAGAATGCCGCCCGTCTTGATGCTCTGAACGACATCCAAGCGGAAGGCCATCCTGAGGCCGTCAGTGGGTTTTTCCGTGGCCAGTTGGACGATTTGGATAAGACCACCCAGGCGCTCCATGACACAGCGGCAGAGAGCGCCCGTGGCGCGGCTTCTGGCTTGGGTGGCGGTGACGCCGCAGCACTTGGGGAACAAGCGCGTACGGCTCTCCAAAATCGATTGGATGATGTTCGCGCGCAAGAGCGCACTCTTTGGAATGCCGTTGACCCAGAAAATAACCTTCAGACCGTCTCATCACCGATAAAGCATGCTGTTTCTCGCATTTATGGAGACATGGGGCCGGAAACGAAACTGGGTATGGCTCCGATCGAAAGTCAGATCGCGAATGTCGTTTCCCAATATGGGCAAACATTGCCTTTCCAGAGGCTTATCGATCTGCGCAGCGCTGTTTCTCAGGCCATGAGGGACGTTCGTTCACCACTTTTGCCAAATCAGCCGGCCTATGCTCGGTTGACACAGTTGCGCGGAGCCATTGAGGACTCTATATCAGATAGCGTTGCTCAGAAGGCCGCTCAGGAACAGCAAGCGGTCGCAACTGGAGCAATGCAGCCGCAAGAAGCGGTTGCGCAGCGTCTTCAACGGGAAGCCGAAGAATTCCAGAATGCTAAAAGAGCAGCAGAACGGGGAATGGGAAACGTTGGCGTCAACAATGGAGACGCTTTCGCAGGACGACCGAATGTATCTTCTAGCCAAATGGGAGAAGGAAATGCTTCGGGACGGCCTTCTGGTGGAACTTCGGAAGGTCCGGGAACTCAAGGACCATTTCTTGACGAAGAAGCCGCCGGTCGCCTAAAGGCTGCCACTGCGGCAACTGCGGAACGTAAGCAGACATTCGGCGCGAAGCCAGTTTCGCAAATTCTTCAGCGTCCCGGTTCTACGCAACCCTTCACAATGCCATCCGCCAGCGTCACGTCTTCCATTTGGAAGGCTGGCAATGCTGGTGGCGATTCCGTCCGATCTACCCTAAAGGCTGCGAATAAGAGCGCAGACGCCGTTTCCGCAGTTCAGAACATGGCTGCGCAATCTCTACGCGATAAAGCGGCTGATGGTGTCATAACCCCCAAAATTCTTGATGCATGGAAAAAGCAGCATACTTCCGCCCTGACTGCGTTGGAAGAAGCCTCTCCTGGCACGATGGCAAAGTTTGAGAATGCTGCGAAAGCGGGGGATTATTTGGAGCGTGTCGCCGCTGACCGCAAGGATGCGCTCGATGCCTACCAAAAGAGTGCCGCTGGCAAGGTTTTGAAAGTTGAAGACCCCGCCGATGTCGTAAAGACTATTGGCTCCGTCTTCGATCGGAAAGACAGCGTTGCCCAGATGAAAAGCCTCGTCAAAGAGGCATCTAAAGACCCAGATGCGATGACCGGTCTCCGTAAAGCCGTCGTCGAATACATGCAAAACAAGCTTGTATCGAACACGGAAGCGGGAACGTCTGGGCGAAACCTCATCAAATCCGATGCTTTTCAAACATTCTTGGGCAAAAACTATACCGCGCTTCGTCAACTTTTCGGTGACGAGGAGCTGGGAACCATGAAAGCAATCGCCCAGGACCTGAAACGCGCCAATCGTTCCATTTCTTCCTCAAAGCTGCCGGGGCAGTCCAATACGGCACAAGATCTATCTGCGGTGACGACACATAATCTGAAGGAATCCCTTCTTACCAAGATTATCACACATGCGATCGGTGGGGGGGCTGGATTCCTCGGCGGAGGGCTTTACGGTACTGCGGCGGGTATCGTCGGAACGCACCTTTTGGCTGGCATGCGCGAGGCTGGAATCCGCAATATCGAAGATCTGGTGAGAAATGCCATGCTTGATCCAGAACTTGCAAAAACTCTCATGATGAAAGCGCCAAAGCGTATCGATACAGGCTCAGAGTTGAGCGTATCTGCCCGGTTGCGGCGTCTGTCTGCTCTTTCGGCAACTATGAGTTCTGAGCAGCCGAAACGCTAGATTAACAACATCACTGATTGATTGGCCGTCCTTTGAGGCGGCTTTTTTGCGTGGAGCAAAGAATGCCTAGCACCTATACCCCCAGCCTTCATCTCGAACTTCAAGCGACTGGCGAGAACAATGGCACGTGGGGCCAGAACCTAAACAATAACGTTTTTACCACGTTAGACAACGTTATTGGAAACTCTGCGAATATTTCCCTGTCTGGAAGCGATGTCACGCTGACGATCAGTCAAACGCAGTGCAATTACTTTACGCTTCTCGGCACGTTGACCGCAAATGTGAATGTAATTTTCCCGTCATTCGGCAGTACAATATTTGTCTTCAATGCTACAACAGGAAATTTCACTGTTTCTCTTAGAATGTCGGACCCATCATCCAGCGTCTTGCCTATTGCTCAAGGCACTACTGGATTTTTTATTCTCAACCACATTGATATTGTGGCAGCCCCTAATGTATCCGGTCCCGTAACAGCTACTACTGGCAATCTTCCTGTATTTACAGGAAATAGCGGCCAACTTCTCGTGGATAGCGGTGTTCAGGCCCCGATCATCGCCAATCAGACACAAGCAGAGGCTGGAACGTCCAACACCGTCTATAATACTCCTCTAAGGACAACGCAGCAGACTACGGCACGCGTGGCAAGCCAGGGGTCAGCGCAGGCAGGTACGGACAACTTTAGCTTGATGACGCCGCTTCGAACGGCTCAGGCTATTCAAGCCCAAGCAACCCCATATCCGTCCACCACTGGTGACGTGAACAATTTAAATTATCCAATCGGGACGGTACTAGCTGTCAATGGTCTGATTAACCGTAATCAGCCGACGCCGATCTATCTCGCCAGCGATGCTACCCAGTTTCAAACAACCCCAAGCCCATCTCAATTGGCGGGAACATGGCTAGCGAGGGGACGTATCGGGTCGTCCAGCATGCTCGTTCAGAGAGCCTCTTAATTTTCCAAATGACCGAAACTAATAGGCACGCCTACGCGTGAGTGTGTTGCTTTGGCAAAAATCACCATAGACCAATTGCCGTTAGCGACGGGTCTTACAGGTCAGGAACGCGTGCCCATCGCGCAAGACACTGGACCAGGGTACGAGACAAAATACACTACAATTGGCGCCATTTTCAATGGAGGCATTTCCGCCTCGTACCTACTGGCGGATACATCATTCTCCCTTCCTGATGCACGCATCCTGACTGAAGCACCCGGCCAAACAACCATTACCGATAATGGCCCTGGATCGACCATGGTCATCGGTCTCGCGGACACGACCGTTTCGGCCGGTACCTATGGCGATAGTACCCATCTGGTGCAGATCACCGTTGATGCCATGGGACGCATTACATCAGCTTCCCAGATTAATCTCAATGCGAGCTTCCTTGTCTATCTGCAGGGGCTCCCGACTACCCTCCCAGCACAGCCTAATCTCCCCTGGTGGAACGGTGGCGTTCTCAGCCTAAGCTAAGGTTTTCACATGTTTTATCGCTCCTTTGTGGCAGCGGCAATCTTGTCGCTGGCAGCGCCTTTGCATGCGCAGACGTACCCCTCTCCAACGTTCAATAATGTTACGCTGCAAGGAACATTTACGATTGGCGGCGTTACTCAGGTTTTCCCAACCTCTGGATTGCTGGTAGGTACAACCGATGTCCAGACGCTGACTGGCAAAACATTCGATACCGCCGGATCTGGAAACGTCTTCAAGATCAATGGCACCCAGATCAGCTCTATCACGGGAACTGGAGCGGCTGTTCTCGCGAACAATCCGTCGATCAGCGGCGCCGTCCTCTCTGGTGGCAGCATCAACAATGCTCCGATTGGTGCTACGACCCCGAATACGGGTTCGTTCACGACGCTTGCGCTGAGCGGCGCCACGACGCAATCCGCTACGAGCCAGTTCTATCAGAACTTCGGCGCGAATGTGAACCGCGTCAACGATCGCCTCTTCGTGGGGCCGGCAACGTTGAATAATGCCACGAACGTCGCTTCCCAGCCTGATTGGCTTACGCAGTATCAATTGGCGAAGGGTAGGACTTACGGATATGTGCAAACGTCTCAATTTTCGGTTCTTAACGATCAGCCATCGCAAGGGTCCTTGACCACAGCTGTCTTCGGGGCAAAATCTTCTCCTCCTCTTTCTGGAGGATCACAGGCAATTGCTGTAACCGGCATGGGCATCAACAATGCCAACAATGGGCAACCAGCTAATGCCGCATGGGCCGGCTACTTCGAAGCCTTCCGGGACACCACATCAGCCGGCAATGGCGGCGCATATGGCATTGAAATCGATACGATGAACTACGTTGGGTCTGCTCCCGTGACAGATCCTTACAGCCAAGCAAATGATCAGACAATTGGCCTTCAAATGGCTTCAGGCGGTGGATTCCCTGGAACACTATACCCAACAACTGTTGGGCTGAATTTTCAGAATAATAACACAACGTTTGATAAGGGGATTGTCTTCGGTTCGAACTCGATCACCGGGGCGACTGGCACGTCTGGGAGTGGTGTCGCTATCGCGCTTGGCAACGGCCACATGCTTCAATGGTATGGGGGCGCTGGTATACCGACTTCGCGAATTTTGTCGAACGGTACCACACAGGCTGGTGGAATCCAGCAACTTTTTTCTGAAAACTCAGCGACCTTCAGCAATGCATCCTCGAAGTCTCTCTTTAAAATCTTGGGCGTTTCCAGCGGTGTAAATGGCATCCAAGCTCTCGGCGCGGCTACGGGTCAAGCTGTGGCTGTCCAGGCGATCGGCGATGACACTAACATCCCAATGCAGATCTCCGGAAAGGGAACCGGAGGCGTTCAAGTGCTGTCTACTGCGGTCAGTGGGAACTCTTTAACCGTCACATCAACGAGTAATACAGTACAGGGCGCCTCCATTCTTCTTCAGGGCAATGGAGCCACGACGCCCAATAAGTACATCCGAGCACTTAACGGGGCATTTCAAATCGCTAATAGTGCTAACAGTGGCACCCCGATGTCCATGGACGATTCAGGAAATGTAACCTTCACCGGTACCGTTAGCGGCTCCAGCTTCCCATCCCCCAGCCTAACTGGCGTACCCACGGCTCCCACGGCGTCAGCCGGCACCAACACGACGCAAGTTGCGACAACCGCTTTTGTTACGGCATCGCCAACGATAAATACGCCGAATATTACTGGCGTCACGAGCGGGGCCACTGCGTCGGCCGGCTCGTTAGGAGAGAATCTGACAGGCAATACATCAGCTACGTCCATGACGAATGGAACCACAGCAAATTGTACGAGCAAAATTCTAACGGCTGGGGATTGGATTGTATGGGGGACTGCGCAGTTTTCACCTGCTGCCTCAACAACATTCACCGGTCTGTACGCCGGTTTAAGTACAACGGCGGCAACGCTTCCTTCGTACTCCCAGATGACGAGCCTAATTGCAACGTTCACGACTGGACAGCCTCAGATAGTGCCAACGCCGATGCTCATTCAGAATGTATCAAGCTCGACGACGGTCTACCTTGTCGGCAATACGAGCTTCGGCACCAGCACGATGACTTGCAGTGGTACCATCAACGCTATTAGGTACCATTGAGTGAAATTCTCGCGGGCGGCGGCGCATAAATGGTTTTTCGATGCATTGGTGCGCTGCCTCCGCGATGACCACGCAGCCGATCACGAACACGTAAAGCGATACGGAAGCTGATCGCGCGAATATTCCATAGTGCACCATCAGTTTATACACTGCACTGTTGCAGAGATAGAGAGCGTAGCTTCTCGTGCTGATCCAGCCGACGAGGCCGATGTGGGGACATGTTTGCATGCTGGCCCATAACACGATTGCAGCGAACGATGCGGACACCAAACTATTGGTGAGGGTGCGGGAGAAGAGGTCTCCCGGATAAATCGATCCGATCATGATCAACGCTGCAAGCACGGCACCTGCAAAGCCGATTGTCCCGATCGCGGCAGAAAATCGGCTTAGATCGAAGGCGCGCGCTGCCCAGACCGCGAGAATGCCGTAGGCTATGGCATCAAGGCGAAATACAACGACGCGGCGCACATGAGAGTCAAAGTCTACGGATGGGTCGTATGCGATGAACCGCAGCGCCAGCGGAATGGTGATAAGTAATAGCGCAATTATGAGGATACGCGTTCGCGGACGAATTCCTGACAAAATTGCGAAAAAGGCCGGGAACAGTAGGTAGAACCACTCTTCTACCGCTAGCGACCAGCTTTCTTGAAACCAGTCTGGCATGGGCCAAGCCAAATTTTGCAGAAATACCAAATAAGCTAGGCACGCTACTGACCAGTTATGGTCAAGCGTAAAGCCCCAGAACGTCACGAACATCGAAACTACAAAAAAGGTGAGATAGAGCGGAATCGTTCGCATCCAGCGCCGAGCGTAGAAGTTCCGTGCCACAGTCCATGAGAAACCGTTTTCGAAGTCTCGAAGAATAATGCCGCCGATCAGAAAGCCGCTGAGCGCGAAAAATATGGTGACGCCGAAGTCGCCCATAATGAAATAAATGGGCGGCACATCTTTTACCGCAAACGTCATGTAGTGGTCAGCCAGAACCGGCAGGATCGCGCACATGCGCACGACATCAAGAGCAGAATTTCGGCTTGTCTTCATGATCGCTGAGACTGGTAAACCCAAGATTGTTTATGAACGGATTGTTTCTCGGGATTAACAGACATTTCCCGGGACGAAAAGCAGTATCTGCTTAACAACCATCGCAGGCGGCCTTCGGGGCGCCTTTTTCATTGGAGCCTATAATGGACCGATCGAAGTTCTTCGACGCGGTGCGTTCCCCTGTGTTCGGTGGGAAGCTCTCGCAGCCGCAAGTCAACGGTATGGAGGCGATCCTGGACGCCGTAGATGCAGAAGGCGTCGCCGATCTACGGCAAGTCGCCTATATCCTCGCCACACCGATGATCGAAACGGGCGGCTCATTCGTGCCGATTGTCGAGAACCTGAATTATAATGCTCAAGGGCTTCTCAAGACTTTTCCGAAGTATTTCACGGCTGCCCTAGCAAATGCCTACGCTAGACAGCCGCAGAAAATCGCAAACCGTGTCTACGCGAACCGGATGGGGAACGGAAATGAGGCATCAGGGCAGGGATGGCTCTGGAGAGGCCGTGGATTCGTGCAGATAACTGGGCACGACAATTACGCCAAGTTTTCGAAAATCCTTGGTATCGACATCCTGAACAATCCCGATCTCGCCCTAAGCGATGACGTCGCCGCCAAGATCATTGTCATCGGCATGCGGGATGGCGTTTTCACCGGCCACAAGCTCTCCAACTATTTCGAGCCGGCTTCCGCCGATTGGGTCGGCGCCCGGTCCATCGTCAATGGGCAAGACAAGGCCCAACAAATCGCGAACTTCGGTCGGCAGTTTCTCACTGCGCTGAAGGCCGCGGCATAAGCCCCCAGCAACATCAAAGGACATATCCAATGCGTACCATAGCCTTGGTGGCAGTAGCCGCCTTGATGATCCCGCTCGGCTCTTGTGCGGCCCTGCAGAAGCTTTCCAGCACTGAAGTTCCGTACAGCGCCATCCTCGTTGCGGCGAATGGCGTCGATGCAGCGGAGACGACGGCAAAGAACTACATTGTGCTTTGCACCCCCAATCCGGCCCCGAAGGGCTGCGACGACGCGCTCATCAAGAACAAGATCGTGCCGGCCGTGAAAAACGCTAGGACCGCACGCGATGCGGCGCTGAAGTTCGTCAACGACAATCCGAACGCCAAGTTCGGCCCTGCGACACTGACGAGCGCGGTTTCTACCGCCGTCGGCACGCTTCAGGCCATCCTCGCCCAGAACAACATTTCCTCGAAGTAACAGGAGCCTCCGATGAACATTCAGCTCATCGCATCCTTTCTTTCCATGCTGCTTGCGGTCATCCCGCAGATGACCAATTCCCAAGCCGTCAATAGCGTTGTGACCTGGCTTGAGCAGATCATCCCAACGCTGGTCCAGGAGTATCAGGATCTGCTTCCGACCGTGAAGAACATCATTGCTCTTCTGAAGTCGAATGCCGCCGTCACGCCCGAGCAGGTCGCAACGCTTCAAGCTCAGGAAGTCGTCATCGACAAGGCATTTGACGACGCGCTGGCAGCTTATCTCGCCAATCACCCTGATCCCGCGCCGGCAGCTCCGGCCGCTTCTGCCAGTTGAAGCTCCATCAAGGACAATCACTATGAACTCGAACCTGATTCATAACATCATCAATGTGGTGATCATCCTGGTGGCGGCTATCACGGCTGGCCTTTCGGCTTGGGGATGCACGACGCTCCCCACAGGCGCGCTCGATTGCTCGGCGTCCACGATCCCGCCTCAGTATTCCGGAGCGCTGATCGCTCTCCTCGGCGTTCTGAAGATGGCGATCAACATCTCTCGGGATGGCCTTGGTGGCCTCAGTAAGCCTCAGCCGCCGGTCGACAAAGGCCAGTGATCGCACGCCTCCAGCTTCTCGGAGCCATCATCTTCATAGCCACGCTGGCTGGAGGTCTTCTGCTGGCGTGGCATTCCGTTTTAATTCCATAGGGCGTGCACTTTATGAATAATGGACCAGTAACATGGGACGCCCTTTGGGCTGTGGTTGGGGCGATATCTGCGATCGTTATCGCTTGCTTTTGGATCTGGTGGCGGTTCGAAGCAAAAGTTCAGGAAGCTGAAGACAAGGCTGATAAGGCTATCACGGGCCTTGCGGAGCATAAATTGCATACCGCCGAAACATATATCACCAAGGAGGGTGCGCGTGAACAAACCTCCCAGATCATGGGGGCGATTGGAGAGATCAAGCGCGCCATCGACGGGACAAATTCTCGCATCGACATGATCTTTCAGAACCCCCCAGCAGCTCGCCGTTCCCGTGGTTCGTCGGAGTAACGGCGATGAAAAAACCTACCGATGAAGAATACCGCGAAATTCTTGCTGCCGTTGAACGTTGTGGCTCGATCACTGCCGCCGCCGCTGAGGCGGGCATAGCCAGACAGACCATGCAGGATAAGGTCCGGAACGCCAAAGCGCGACTGGGCGACAATACCCCCAAAATGGTCGAATATCCCAAGTTCGTAACCGAAGGGGATGAGGACGAGCCAATTGAGGATATCCTTGATCGGAAGTCTCGTCATTTCGAACGCAAGGTTAAGGCCGGATCGGATCGAGACTGGTTCCAGATCAAGGTCAATGAAGAAAAGCCCTACGGCATCATTGCCTTTGGTGACGAGCATCTGGACGATGACGGCGCAAACATTCCCCTCATCCGCAAACACCTCGCCATTGCCGCCAAACCAAATGTCTACGGCATATCGATAGGCGATGTTCGGAATAATTGGATTGGGCGCTTGGTTCGCCTTTACGCCAATCAGGAGGCAAGTGCCCACACAGCACGCCGTCTAGTCGATTGGTTCATGAATGACTGCGGCGTGTCGTGGCTCGCCTTCATCGCAGGCAATCATGACGCATGGGGCGATGGCATTGATTTCCTGATGCGTCTGGCAAACCGAAAAATCCCTGTTCTGGACTGGAAGGCCCAATTCGCGCTTGTCCATCCCTCGGGAACGACGTGCCGGATCGATGCCTCGCATGGCCGAAAGGGCTCATCTCAGTGGAACGCGCTTCACGCTACTCTCAAGGCTGCCAAGCTAGGGGAATTGGCCGACGCCTACCTTACCGGCCACACGCATAACTATGGATGCGAAGACCTGGAGGTAGCCGAACGCAAGTATTCGACATGGCTTGTCCAGCTCCGTGGCTATAAATTTTTTGATAGCCATGCCCTCTATAACAATTTCGCCGAATATCAGCGTGGGTCTTCGGTGTTTATGCTTGTTGACCCATCCCCCAATGCAACACGGCCGATCATCCAATGTTTTGAAGATGTCGATCTCGGATATCGTGTCATGAGGATGCTTCGCGGCGAAAGCTGTGATCTCTAGGGGCAGGGAAGGGATATCAATCCTATCCCTTATCGTTTTTCTATTCCTCTGCCTCATCCTGATCATCTTGCGGAAAGGGCCATCGTCTCATGGAAAAGCTGCTAGACGATCCGCCACCCGAGATTAGGATCATTGTCCGCATGGAAGGCGACAAACCCACATACGAATTCCGTATCGGCAACCTGTCGTATGGCAAAGTTCCGACGCAATGGATCGTGGAATCCATCCGTGAATTCGCTGGCGCTCTCAGGTGGGTGAAATGATCGGAGACCGGTACTGCCCACTCTGTCATGGATCTGGTCTGATCCGATCTCCCGATACCGGTTTTTCAGTATGCGAACGGCCCATGGTAGCCGTTCCTAAGCCCATTCCTGATTTTGATGAGGAATGGCGTGCTTTATCCCTGTCCGATGATGATTCGGACGAGAAAGGGATAATCGCCACTCCGAAGCCCACGGCTAAGCCGTCCCTCCCTTGAGCCTTCTGCGCTCCTCGGCTTCGATCTGAACTCTCTCCCTGTAATCATCCGTCCCGAACTCGTCACGCATGACAAAGCCTCCCTGGCGAAGCTGCAGCCGTGTCCTTTTCGAATGATGCGATAGCAGTTCCGTAAAAGCCCTCTGGGCCGCTACGACATTGTTCATCCCGCCCAAGCGCTCCTTGCGCCTGCCGTCTTCCGCATAGACTTCATCGATTGAAAAGTTGAAGCGATCACCGAAGAAGTTTTCCTTCTCGGAACCTGGAAGCTGATAGACGGCCGCCTCTCTCCCCACATCGCAGAAATAAATCCGCTCCCTTCCGTAGATCCAGACAATTCTCTCGCCATGGCCTCTACGTGCCTTGGAGCACACCTGCCATTCGCCATTGAAATTGATAAGCCGATAGTCGCGGGGCAT